TTACTGATTCTCAAAATTCCCTACGCCAGCTACAGGGAAATATTTGTAAATCGTCTTTACCCCAACCCCAATAACATCTGCAGCCTGCTGTCGGGTAGCTCCATTTGCGAGCATCCGGCGGCAATGTTCCACGATATCAGTCGTCATTACCCGACGCCGCCCTCCAATTCTCCCCTGCTCCCTTGCTACGGCTAAACCAGCGCGGGTACGCTCGACGATCAGCTCGCGCTCCATTTCCGCCAGGGCGCTCATGACGTGGAAGAAGAATCGCCCTGCTGGCGTACTGGTATCGATGCTGTCGGTCAGACTGCGGAAATTCACCCCGCGCGCCTGTAGCTCCGACACGAGCGTAATCAGATCGCGTACGCTGCGGCCAAGCCGATCCAGCTTCCAGACCACCAGCACATCACCCGCTCGGAGCCGCCGTAAGGCGCGCTTTAACCCTGGCCGCCGGGCATTTTTCCCGCTGGCCATATCCTCAAATACCAGCTCACATTCTGCGCGAATCAGCGCGTTTTTCTGTAAATCGAGGTTTTGATCCCCGGTTGATACCCTCGCATAGCCAATCAGCACTATCTAACTCCTTGAAATAGCTGATTGTAAAAAGCCGCGGACATTCGCTCAAACCCTCGTTTGGGCGAACGCCTTTTTTGGAGCAAAAAACATGGCCTTTAACCCGGAGCTGGGGAGCTCGTCTCCTGAGGTGCTGCTCGATAATGCCGAGCGCCTGGATAAGCTGGTCAATGGGCCCGCCGCAGATGTTCCCGACCGTGGTGGTGATCCTCTTTATTCATGGCGCCAGATGATGGCTAAGAATGACGAAGTTCGGCAGAACCTGATTCCTCTAAGTAAGCAATATATGACGCTGGCAGCGGCGCAGGCGGATATCGCGAATATCCCTGAGGGGAGCACCACGTATTACCGCAGCCCGGACGACAGCGCGCTCGCAATCGAGGTGATGAACGTTGGCGGGACGCTGCAGCCTACCGGGCGAAAAATGCCTTCTCAGCAGGCTGTAGACCAGATCAGGCAACAGATTAACTACGACTCTGTGCAGATCCTTAAAAGCGCCTATGACGAAGATGGCAATGTTTACCTTCTTCTCGATGAGTTTGGTGAGCTTTTTATTGCGAACCTCGGTCCGGTTTCAGTTCAGGAAAAGTTCAGAAAGCTGGATGCGCTAATTCATAAAGACCGCGCTGCTAACCTGCATGAGTTTCCGGATAAAAATGCAAACGTACCCGCTTTTATTGATGAACTGGGTGATTTGTATATCGCTGGTCTGGCCCCCTTTTCTGTTGCACAAAAAATCAGAGCCATCGAATCTTCAATTGTTAATAACGATGAACATGACATAACGCACCAGTACGATTTCAACGGGCGTCTGATTTCCTTTCAGGATGCTTTTGGGGAGGTGTTTATCCCCGGTCTTGATAAATCAGTTCAGGAGTCGATAAAGGGGATCAGGGAGAACTACCAGCGTGACCGTGCGCCGCATATTCGCCGCCTGACGGATGCACAGAACCGGGCGCTTGAATTTACTGATGAGGATGGAAGTTATTATCTGAAGGGGTTTGGTGGAAAATCGCTGGAGGAACATTTTAACTCGCTCAAAAAGCGCGTTAACACGCTGTATAAGGCGAAAGCGATTTTTGATGCCTGGCTGGACTTTGGTATTGACTGGAACGGTAACGAATCCGTCTCCCTGCAGCTGCAGACCGCAGTCAACCAGGTAAGCAAGTTGCCATATGGTGGCGAAATCGTTTTTCGCCCTGGCGTGTATCGCCTGCATACCTATATCACTGCGAAACCTAACGTGACGATCCGCTGCGTTCCAGGCGCGGTATTCATGCCGATGCTGGCAAATGCCGCATTTTATTACCGTTCGCCGCAGGAAATCTACCTCGAAAACTTTAACCTGATTGATGTCGAGATTGACGGGTCGGAACAGCATTCACCGTCATATGACGTGGGGGCAAAGGGAACATACCTGCAGTATTTCCGGCAGTGTATGTTCCTGCGCTGTAACGTTCACGATACCGGGGCCACCGGTATCGGTAATGATTATCCTGACCGGTCTTTCATTTTGGACTGCTACGCGGATAACTGTGGCCGACTCGCCCCCGACGGGAGTGGTGGTGCTTCTGGGATCGGCATCGGGCTGGGCGCTATTCAGGACGAAGCTCTCATTGTGGCCCGGTCGATCACCAGGAACTGCAAAAACTTCGGGATGTTCTTCGAGCAGCAAAGACTGTCAGGGCCGGGCCAGCCTTACGTTGCAAGGCAGATCATAGTCTCTGATGTCGTCAGCACGGGTAACGGCCACGGCTTCGGGGATTGCGGCGCCTCTGGTCTGGTGGTGGTCAACGGCCAGTTCAATGACAACCTCAAAACCGGTATCAGCATTGATGCAGGAACGCTGGCTAACAACGGTATCGCTCCCCGCCCGGGTAAGAACGGGCTGATGCTGAACTGTCAGGCAGAGCGTAACGGGGTGACCGGGCTCCATTATGACTCGACCAAAATACAGGCCGATGGCGGCTATTCATTCTCCGACATGCACATCAACGATAACGCCCAGGATGCGATTTTAATCGAGGCTGGCGCTAACACCCTGGCGGATGTTCGCTTCGACAATATGGATATCAAAAATAACGGTCGTTATCCGGTGAATGTTGCCAGCGGCACCTTTACCGACCTCGACTTCACGAATCTTCGCATGCTGCGAAATGGCGGTGATACCGCGTTTAAGCTGGACGGCAATATCACGCGGGGCTCGATTCATGGCTGTAAGCTGCGTTCGCAGAATGACGCTGCAGCGATTACCGGCGCAGGGACTATCAGCCATTTCGACATCGCCGAAAACCAGTACACCGATACCAACAGCAACCCCATCAATCTCACCGGCACACTGACTAACGTCACCTACGGCCGCAACCCAGGACTGGAGTAATTATGTCTTTAAAAACCGTATCCAATATGATTTATCAGGGTGATATCGCTGACCTGCCGCCGCTGACGGCTCCGATGCCGCGAGGGGGCGTTTACTATGCCGACCTGGTGAACAGCCTCTTTGTCAGCAAGCCGGATTCGAATTTCTCGAAGAACCGTAATTACGCCACAGCCCTCTCTTTCACCCGTACCACGCTGGCATCCTTCATCAGTGCCGCAGGGAATCTCGAATATGCTGCCATCAATACACCACGCATCGATCGCCATCCGGCAACCAGAAAGATACTGGGTATGCGGGTGGAGAACTCGTCCACGAACTATGCACTGAGTGCGCTCGATCAGACCGCCGCGAACTATGTGCCGTCGGGCCTGACTGTATCCGCGCCAGCTGCCGGGTGGTGTACCCTCACGGAAAGCACCATGAATGAAGCGCATGTGCTCATGGATAACCAGAGCACGATTGATCCGACCCTGTATAACGTGGTGTCCCTGTTTGCTAAAGCCGGGTCAGCACAATACCTGCAGATTCAGGTTTTAGGTGCCGGGGCTCAGGCGTTCGCTAACTTTGACGTACGCAATCAGAAGGTAACCAAAATGGGCCGTCTTGCCGTCAGGGCCAACATCTTCCAGGGTTTCAATGAGAGCGCCCGGTGTGTGTTGTGTGTGAAAGGAAGCGGGAATACTGTCGGCTCGGTTAAATACAGCCTGATTAACGATCCGCTGGCAGAGCCTGATGTCGCCTACGTCGGAACCGGGCGGACCATGCAGGTCAGTCTGATGCAGATCGAGAAGAATACCTATCACGCCAGCTCCGCGTTCTTTCCTGATGGCGCGGTAGGTGGTACTGCCAGCGCGAACCGCCAGGCAGACGCCGCTCGTCTGCTGGATATTCCTGCGGGCGTGAAATCAAACTTCTCTGTGTTTGTGAAGGGGATAATGACCCCGGCGGCACTCGGCAATGCTGGCGGCAATATCCTGTTCTCTCTGCTGAATAACACGGCGCTGAAATACATTGGTTTCGGTCTGGGCGCGGCTGACAGCTCCAATGCGTTCCAGTCCCTGGCTGCGCATAACATTAACGCCGGCAGCACGCTGGCGGGCATTCCGTTCACCGGAAAAATGTTCTCTCAGTACGGTGAATATGCGCTGATGATCACCCTGAACAACGGGGTGCTGAAAGTATACAGCGGCATGACCGATAGCCCGGAAACTCTGCTGACCGGATGTCCGGCATTTGATTACGTCATGCTGGGCAGAAACAGCTCGGTTTCTGGGTCTACAGTGTCAAACTCTGGCTTCTGGGGTGGCTGGCTGCAGAAGGCCGTACTGTTCGATTCGGCGCTGAGTGACGCGGATATGATTGCTCAGTTTGATTTGCTCGCATAAAAGCATCTTGTTAGTACAAAATAAAATCCCCCGGATAAGGCCGGGGGAAACTAATTAATAACTTTAATTCCGCTTGTATATGAGTCTGTGTTGCATTCTTTGGCTTCAGGATTCAGGGCAATTTGAGTTACGCGCCTGACACCCTGCCTTTTGCAATCTGGTGTACAAAATAAGATGACAACATCTCAATCATCACTTTGTTATGACTTGAGATAGTCGTTGGTATGCCAGACGCCAGGCGTGGGGAGAAACCATAGAAACGTCCGGACGAATACGGATTGGTAAGATAATCTTTTTCGTAGGCCTGAACACAAGCCAGCAGAGCATTTCCGGTTGATACCCGTCGGACCAGCATCATCGTCAATGCAACGCTAACCGGAGTCGAAATGATCCCCCTTCGGCTTTCAGAAATAATGAAATCAATCCCCCGCAGCCTGCCATCACCGCACAATCCCTGAAGTCCATAGTTGACGTTGTTAAACAGGGGCGTTCCGCCGAGTAACTCCGTCATCATGAGGTATTCAGGCGCCAGGTCCATATCGTAGTTGTACCACCGGCTCCTTGCCAGGGAGGTGCTGACTGGCATCGAATCCAGCATGCTTGGCAGATATCGACCAATGGTGCTGCTATTGGTCAGATTCGTCATCACCGTGTTATAGCATGACTGGTAAGCTCCGCCAGTATCCATCCCGGCGTGTATTGCCAGCGCGACAAGCAGCATGCCGTAGATATTAATATTCACGGCGGCACTGACTGAAGATGGCGTATAGGTGTTCGGCACACCTCCTTTTGCTGCGACTGCTGTTACCATCGCGTCAGCCCAGGACTTAATATAAGGCTGCATTGCCGCCATTGTTGCAGTGTCACCCAAAAACTCAGCCGCACGATATACAGAAACACATGGTTTGAGTACCGGAGTGACCAAATCAGCAACATTAATAACCCCCTCAAGATAGCGGGTTCCGATATTTGTGCTTCGCCAGTTATCATCCCAGCACCGTTTAAACCTGGCCCATACTGCCGCAATATTAGGTGAGGGCTTTTGCAGTTCACGATATGCAAGGTATCCCCACGGGGTATTAATATCATATGGCCCGGCATTCGAATCCATACCGCCTATTCCAGCTGAGTCTCCATTCATCCAGAAGTCAGCAACCCCATCAAGCAATACTCTCAGCTTATTCTCAGCTTCTTTTACTGCAAAGTTAGGAAGTCTCCCGCCACGCGCAAAACCCACAGGCCGATTGTAAACTTTCTTCGCAAGCGTTAACGGGTCTGTTTCAGTTTCACTAGCATTCAGCCAGGCTTCAATGGTCCATGTCCAGTTTTTCTCAACCGGCCAGTTAAGAAATGAATAATCCGATAGGGATGAATATTGCCAGCCTGTGGTTACGCCCAGCGTAAACTCTGACGAGGCATTCGTCATCGTGATGCCTGTCGGTCTGGTTGGGCCCGCAGAGGTTCCATCCCTGTGAATATCCCCGTTTACAATGGTCGGCACATAGGAAAACCTGCCGTTACCGGCTGTATTTCCAGTTGTGATTGCTGCAGCAGCGGTACCGGAATAGGCTGGAGTCGTCCCGTTTTTATAAATAACATTAGAGCTAATAGTTGCCCCACACATCTTACCAACAGGAATATCCTCCAGGGCAGTCACCATATTTTTCACAACGACAATTCCGTTTTTAAAAATGCGGAAGCGAGTGGTGGCCTTAATAATGCCTGCCGAATAAACGGCACTGGCGGCATTGTAGCCTGTACGCTCAATCTCGGTAAAAAGCGGGCCGGTATTGATGACCTTCAGCGTAACGTTGTAGGTGAAATACTCGATAACCTGAGCGCCTGCAGTCACGTAGCGATGCTGCGGGCTCAGCGTGCATCTGATACGGTTGATATCATCATTTTTAGCAGCATCAATGGATGTGAGACCATAGGCTCCACCGGCAAAACCAAAGCGGTAATACAAATCACCCACTTTAATGTTATAACGCTTCAGGGCATCAGAAGGCGCGTAGTACTCCAGGCCTTCGGAATAGATCGTATCATCATAGCGATAACCAAAAACATCCACGTTATAATATTTCTTTTGTCCCGCCGATACGGAATCGACGATCCACACGGCCCCCGTTTTGAATGAGCCATCAGGGTGATAACCTTCAGTTGACTGAAAGCGAAGGTTAACGAAATCATCTGCAGAAAATTGCGCATCAAACACGTTTCCTTCAGCGTCAGATACCTTAATGCAGTTGTGACCAAACACCATTCCTGCAGGGAAACTTACTTTTAACTCGACAGGACCACTGTAGTTGGTAGCCATGTCATTTACTACATCAGCAACAAAACGGGTAAAAGGGTTATTGTCAGTGTTCTGCCTGGAAATTCCGTTGTAAAAAAGAATATCTGCGTCAATGGTCAGATAATCGTTTACAGAAATTGTCGCAGGTTCGGCGCTTAATTTGGCAAGGTAAGCCGTTTTATATACTGATACATCGGTACTTCTGTAATAAAGATGCACATCATCAAATGAGGCATAGAAATAATTTTTAACGCCATCATCAGTAATGCTAAACCCTGCCCCCGTAATATCAGAATAGGGGAATGTTAGCTGGATTGAGGTTGAGCCGTCAGGGTTAGAGTAAAGCGTACAATATTTACCATCTGAGCCATACGCACCGGTGTTACCGGAAATAAAATCACCTGACTTGTCAATTACAGCGTAAGCAGTAATTGACATAAAAGTATTGACAAGTGGGATATTGTTAAATATCGCTCTGGCTACTGAGTTAGTGGCATCATACAAAACTGTTGACGGTTTTAATTTTGCCAGCTGGACAGAGTGATATGGAGAGTTAAGTACATTATCAGCAAAGTATTCAGCCGGGAGTAGTTCTGCAATTACTGTTGTGACACCGCTTTGCAGATTGGTTACTTTTAGTGTGTTTTTCTGGTTGCGGGCGTCAGAAGTTTCAGCAGCTGACAGGGAGTTAATGCGTAAAACAGATTCTTTACCGACATTGACTACAGTGTCACCAGGCATTGAGATACTGGTAAACTTAGTTAGCGGAAGTGAGGAGATTTCGCTAAGCAAAACATTAATGGTGCCAATTTTATCATTTATGTATTCATATAAAGCACTTACTTTTGCATCAACCCCCGCACCTGAAGGCATTTTCCTTCCAGTTTCCTCAAGTGTACCGCCGTTATTGATCACTTCGACGGCAAGAGCACTATCATCCGGGCTGCGGTAATACGTTGTCGAGCCAACAGGGATATTCACGATATCTGCCTGCGCAGCTGCTAACGTCATGTATTGCTTGCTGAGCGGGATCAGATTTTGATGGATGCCACGCCAGGTGTAAAGCAATTCGCCTGCGCGGTCAGGGAAGACCAACGCCAGGCTATTCAGCAGGTTATCCAGGCGAGTGGCGTTATCGAGCAGCACCGCAGGCGAACTGCTCCCAAGAGGCGGATCAAAGGCCATGTTTTTTGCTCCAAAAGGTGTTCGCCCAAACGAGGGTTTGAGCGAAAGAAAAGTTGAAAGGGATTTTTTTGGTATTAAGCAGCGTCGCCGGGGTATGTGGCGTCGTCGTACTGGTAGAACGATTCGAGGTATTCTTTAGCGGTGACCTGACAGGTTCCGTCTGACTGCGGAGCGATCTCCTCTACAATGGCGTCGTAGACGTGGCGCGTTGAGCCGCAGAACACCAGGCGGATCGGCTCGATGGTTGCCGACGACAGGTCAACCTTCATCGGGTCATCAAACTCGCTCAGGTGCGGGACTGACAGCTGAAAATCGCCCACCCTGCTCGCCACCATCAGCCCGGATGCAGAGCCATCCTGATAGCGGATCAGCGCGCGGGGATTTTCGAAAGACCAGTCCAGCGGCTCCGTAACGGTGAAGGTCATTACACCGCCAGCCGTTGTCATCGCCTCCACCAGACAGGAAATCGTGTTGTTGCCCGGAATATCATCCGTGAGCACAATGCGATCGCCCGTGTTGTAGCACAGTGCGTCCAGCTCGGTAGTGGTCTGGAACGTCACCCGCTGCTGCAGGTATTTCATCAGGCGACGCATGCCGATCTGGTAGGCGTGATCCTGATTCAGTACCCCATCGAGTTTGTAGTTTTCGATTTTCACTGGCGTTGGATTGTCTGGCGTCCGGCATTTAACGGTCTCCTCTGCCCAGGTATTCCCGTTGATGTACGTCACGTCGACGCCATCAAAATCATCGTCGGACGGCACCGTAAATCCGCTCTGCAGCTCTTCCACCATCTCATGCGGAGTGATCACGCCGGTCCAGGGCTTAATCCCCTCACGGTTGACCGTCGCCAGGCCATCACTCAGCAGAAAGCGTGACTTCCCGGCGTTGGCTATCTTCTGCAGCATTTCCAGCGCTGAGATACTGTCGCCCGTGGCGAAATCGAAATTTTCGCCCCGTGGCGTCCAGTACGCGGATTCCAGCGCGTTGATGGTGTCGACATCCATCTCCAGCCCCAGCGAGTTCCCGACATGCAGCAACGCCCCAGAAATGGTTCTGGCCGTTCCTGAGTCATAGGCCCGCGTGGCCACAACGTTTACGCGGCGGTCCGACTGCGCCGCCAGCTTCCCGCCCGTCTCAACGGTCACCGCCATCAGCGACACGCCGGGATAGGATGAAGGGCGCGTCAGCAGTCGCCCGCGCAGTGCCTGCCAGTACATACTGTCTCGCGCGTTGTTTGAGCCCTGCTCATTGCGCCGACGGCAGCGAACCTCTACCAGCCCCGGAGAGCTGAGGGTGATCCGCTCAGTGAAACCTAACCCGTTGACGTTTTTCAGCGCATACTCGCCCTGGTGACTCACCCACCCCGATCCGGAACCATAGACGCGATACTGAATCTCCCACTCAACGTGGCGAATCCGTTTTTTGCCCTTACTGTCAAAGCCACAGATGCCGTTCGGGAAAGAGAAATTCACTTCAAACGCATCCACCACTTCATTCTCAGGGCAAACCAGGAACGGCCCCAGCCAGCTCAGCGTGTCGTTAAGACCAGTGGCCTCATAGTCGATCATCGTCCGGGCGGAGAATCCCGGCCATGACTCATCAACGGCACCGGAAACCAGGCGCGCCACCGTCGCCGTCGTGCCGTCAGCTGACACAATCCGGTACTCATTCCCGCGGTGAGCAAGTGAAAGCCGTTGCACCCCCTCCGGCATGCCGGAAAAGGCCGTTCCCGTGGCAGAGTTATAGGCGAGTGTCACATTCGCCGTTACCGCCGGGCTGCCGCCGGTTGATGCCGTGCCGGAGGTGTAAACCGGGGCATCACCGAAAACAGCTGCAGGCAGCGAAGAGGACGAGATCTCCCCACCCGCGAACGGACTGGCCGACTCGGTTATCAGTACGGTGCCGCCGTTATCCTGCGCAACCAGGCCGGAGCCAGTGAGTCCCTCGGTGATGGCCGCCAGCAGTCCCGACATCGAGACGTAGTTAGCCACCAGCGACACCGGGTAGGTAACCCCCTGCCAGGTGATCGTGAACGTGCTGGAGCTGGTCGAAAAATCGTAGGTGGTCGGGGCCGCGCTGGCCTGGACTTTTGCCGCACTCCCCCCTGTGCCGGGCACTGCAGCCTGACCGGGGGTATATGACGCGATAAACAGATCGTAATCGACAGAGTTAAACCCCAGCGTCACCGGCATTCCAACCACCGGCGCGATCTCCGTCAGCAGCGGGCTTGCGATAACGCTGTATCCGGCCGCCGTGGTGATCTGGTAGTTCGCCGGGGCTTTCAGTTCGACCACGGCGCCAGCGACCCAACTGGGCGGCAGTGCGTTATCGTTCTCGTCGTCGTCATCGCCGTCATCCGTGTCCAGCCCGGTAAACGTTACGCTCGAACCGGATACGGTCATGCTGTCTGCGATAATGTCGTCTGCGTCCGGCGACGTCTGGGCCATATCCAGCCCGGTGCCGGATGACGTCCCGCCAACTTCGGTGGAGTTGACCCAGTTTTCGCTGCGCTCATCACCGGAAACGTCCGCGCCTGGCGGGTAATGGGTGCTGCTGAATCCCGGTAGCGTTGAAGCTGGCGTACTGCCAACCCTGATATCGCCATTGGTATAAATCAGATCACCGACACCGAGACACAGCAGCATCTGGACGCGCATTTTCGTAGGATCGGCGGCATCGAACCGGGTAACGGGCTGCACCACATAATCCGGGTAGATACGCACGCGCCCAAAAACTTCACGAATCGCATCACCCAGTTTCGCGCTGTTTGCTTTAGCGGGATTCAGGTCGAGGCTTCGCCCTGTGGATGAGGTATAGCCACCCTTATCGATGTTGCTCATCATGAAAAGGGAATAAGCCGCGGTTGCGACCGATACGCCAACAGCAATCCAGCCAAGTGTTACGGGGTCAAAGGGAACCGGATAGAACCTAACATCGCTTTTAGGCTGGATGATCTGAGTAGCCCAGTCAGCTGGCGCAACAGGTAAGCCATCCAGTTCAACAACCAAAGGTGGAAATTCTCTGTCGGAATAGTTTTCGACATTTTTTACCAGCCAGTCACGGATGCTGATGGTGTCGTGCTCATGCGTCTCGAGTGGCTGACCCGGCAGGCGGGAAGGGTATAATCTGATCGTCACTTCCAGAACTCCACTCGAACATAGCGACGCATAAAGCGAGCCAGGGGCAGGAACATGACATTAGTAGCACTCCCACACTCTGCTACCATCAGTTCGCCATTGATTTTCACCACAACAGCAACATGCGTCACTGTCGAACCTGAGAAACAAGCCACCCCCGCTCCTTCACAGGGGTCGCAGCGTTCCAGTTTTAACATCAGTTTTCTGGCTTCTCGGTCGAGGCCTCCATCGTCTTTGGTCACCCCGGCGAAATCAGACCATTCTGGCAAGCTGAGATCCCGCCGAATTTCGTTAACCAGACCGAAGCAGTCGAGTCGGGGAAACGTTCTTCCGCCCTTCTGCCATACGACTGAAAGGTATTTATCAGGGTTAAACATTGGAATTCCTTAGCTGATATAACGCAGTCCGGGGAAGACAGGTAGCGTGTAGCGGAAACGCGGCCAGGCGGTATCGAGGATGTTCATGTAGCCCGCAATGATCTGAACCTCTGTCGCCGTCCAGGAGCCCGACTTGATTTTCAGCGTATACGGCACTGCCGCAGGCGCTGCTAAATCTGTAGAGATATAACGCCGGTACGTCAGCGATGCAGGCAATCTGTTAGCCAGGGCATTGCGGATCGCCGTGGACACAACACCATCGATATTGCACAAGGCAAATTTGAGGTCCTGCGTGCCGTCCGCATTGCGCGCCGGCAGCGCAATGTCTATCGCACAGGCTGAAAACGTTACGGTATCGCCGTTCTCCGTCGTTGCCATGATTTTCTCGTAACCCTGGCAAAGGTAGTGAACATCAGAGCCAATGGTGATCTGCAGCGTTTCAATGATCACCTCCGGTCCGCTGCTGGCGTAGAGGCGGTTGAGTATTGTCATGATTTTTACCCAATAAAAAAGGCCACCCGAAGGTGACCTTAAAAATTGGTGTCGAATGTGGGTGTATCCTCACCGGCAGGATCGCTATTCCGCGCTTTATTTCACGCTCCGGCTACGGAGCGGCATGAAGGACTTTCCCACAAATCGACACATGTGATTATGAAGGCGAAACGGTTTTAATCAAGCCTTGGGCCACTCCTTATTCAGCGCAATATCCAGCAGTGAGCTGCCGACGATCCATTCCGGGTAATTACCCCATGGGGCAGGAGCAAGGGGGCGTTCCCATAATTCAAGCGTCGCTGTGTACTTCCAGTAAATCGGGGCCACCAGTACCGGTCCCTGATAAATATCTGTAAAGCGGCATTTGTAAAACTTAATGCCTGCCGGCGTCTGCAGCTTCATCATGAACCATGCAGCCCCGTCAGATAACGCCTCACGGAACCAGGACTCAAACGCCAGTCCCTGCGCATCGGTTTCCATAAACCAGGTGATGCTGGCCTGCGTCGGCGTGGACGTATAAGCTCGCCTTTGCCGCGCGCGGCCGGTGATTAACTGGGTACGTTTTAACGGGCTTACAGGCTGGAATCCGTATCCTTCCTGTAATGGCATAGGGAGGCTGTCATGTGGGTAGTTGATATCAGTCATGCAGTCTCCCGGTAAAGTATCTCGAATAAAATTTCACCATTAACCTCAGGAGGATATTCATTTCAGAATAAAGCACGATGGAATCGAAGAAATCTCTGATTTTTTGGTTCAGATTAACGAAGATAAAAATCTTATTGAATCGACACAAACACACAAGGCGATATATTTATCAGCTCATCTTAAGAGCTAAAAGAAATCAGAAAAAAACAGCATTATCAATATATTAATTTTATTGACTTTAATGTGAGCTTACATTGTTTCGGCACAGCCCCATATCAAAATAAAAAAGGGCGATGTGCCGACAGGAAATATACGTCAATGTGACTGCTTGTTTAAAAGCAACTCCTGAAGAAGAAGCGCAATAGAAACAAAGATCAAAACCCCACAAAAAACAACTTTTGCAAAATCATAGTTAAACACGGTTGTAAGCGTATCATTATTATATAAGTGATTATGCCTATAGGAATAAGTTGTGTAAATCTCATCACATATTTCAAGAATTCCACCAACTATCAAAACAAGCCAAAGAAATGAAAACTTCACTCGGACCTCCTTACGTTTACGTCTCCTATTGAAGATAAGCCCGCCAATAAAAAGAGGAATCATAAAAGCTATAAAGTCTTTAAATGTAAATGTTAACAACGCTTCCATTAATAAGATCCTTGTGTTTTCTTGCACCTACTCAGATTGTTAGACTTACCTACCTAATCAAGTCTCAGCTAATGCAGTTTAGCTTACTTAGGACCGTGTCGTGTATAGTTTCCTTTTAGAGCGTTGCCAAAAGCCCCTTGTGGCATGGTAACCTCCTTTGTGAGTTCACCTTTTAACTGCCTGGAAAGCTGTCGATTATTCTGATTGAGTGTAGCGCTCAACTGCTCCGGAGTAATACCCTGGAGATGAAACTCCTGATTAATCGGCGCGTGTACAGTTGTTTGCCTACGGTTATCGCTGTTAACGTTCTGAACACCAGTACCAAACCCTGTACGCCCCAGAGTTGCATCAAGCGGTTGGCCATTTCGAAGTGCCTCAAGCTGAGACACGCCGATCCGGTTCGTTGATGCCTGGTCGAAGACGTACTCTCCTTTGTGAACAATACCCGCTGGCTGATACTTACCACCGGGGCCGGTATAACCGCCGGAGGCGAAGCCAACGCCTGAAACAGCCTGAATATTTGAGACGATACTGGCGGTCTGCGCAGCGATTGAGGCCATAGCGATGATGTTGGCCGGATAAGGCGCGCTTACTGCACCGCTTGCTATAGCCTGCTGGATTTTCACCATCGAGTCCGCGATAGCGAATGCCTTGCTCGCAGCAAAAGCGACCTTGTAGATTGCCGATTGCTCACCAAACCCCGTTCGCATGATGTCGGCGGTACTGTCAAACAAGGACTGCGTGGCCGCAGATATGATGGTGTTTTTCTGAGCCTCTATGACCTGATTTGCATCCGCCGCACGTTGACGAATAGAGGTCATTCTGGCCTCACCCTCGGCAGTTATTTCACCGGCCTTCGCATAAGCTTCCTCCTGAGCTGCCAGCCAGCGCTGGAGCTCTTGCTGAGCCTGGTCATATTCGTTGATTTGCCCCTGCATCCCCTCAAAAGTTCCAGAGAGTCGCCCTCCTGTGGGTGTCAGGTTTCCTACAACATTACGAACCGTCGCGGGCAGTTGCATATCGGTGTTTTGATAAATATCTGCCCGTGTTTTTTCATATTCACCGGGTTTTAGTTGCCCGGTTGCTTTGGCTTTCTCCAGCAGTTCAAGACGGGTTTTAAGCAGATCGTTGGTCCGCTCATCCTTCGTCTTTACCTGTTCCTGCATTTTCCGGTAATCATCCAGGGTTTTTACGGAGTTTTGCAGTGCCTCCTGCTGCTTATACGCCTGGAGGATTTCATCTGAACGGGAAAGGATCGATTTCTGGTCAGCGGTGAGCTGCGTTTTAGACTTGAGGTCAGTAATTTGCTGTTCGAACTTAACACGTGCCTGGGTTGCGCTGTTAAGCTTGTCACTGGCATCCAGTTGTGACTGCAAGGCAGCTGTCTGCTGGTTTATTTGATCAAGCAGCCGGGTTGCCGCGTCCTCTGTATAGGCTTTTCCTTTGTGAGTCTTAGGCTGTCCAGCCTTTTTAGCCTGCTCAAGTTCCTTTTCTCGTACAGCAATTAGCGCATTTGCCTGTTCGATGGCTTCTTTATTTCCTGAGAAAGCAATTTTTCTGGACTGCTCTCTTGCCTCCTTTAACCGAGCTTCTGCACCGGCAACTCTGTCTGCCGCCAGATACTCCTTATTAATCCAGTCAACAGACTCTGCAACAGCTTTATTACCCTGAATGGTCAAAACATTCATCGTTGATTGCAGGTCGATAGCCTGGCCGATAAATCTCATTGTGGGGTCTATTGCACCACCAAGGGCAACGTTCTGCTTACCTTTGTCGGCTGCTGTGTAATAATTTTTGACCTTTATAGCCGCAGCCGTCCATGAGTCGCCTATTTTCAGGATCTCTCGACGATGCATATCAATATCTGCATTCAGAGCCGAAAAATCAGCCGAATCTTTATATTGTGAGACTTTTTGTCGTGCTTCATCGTAACTAAACCCCACATCAATTAATTTATTTACTGCCTCGCTGGCACCGTCATTCGTAGTGATAAACATATTGCCGACGTCCTCGATCGCCAGCCCCGTCTTATCGGATATCGCAACCATATTAAGTGCAAGACGCTCGGCAGCATCACCGTTAGGGAAGGTGCGAACAAGTTCCTGATATGAGATCATCATATTCATCCGGAGCGCATCCCAGAGGGACATCATGAGCCATCAACTCACCTTCGCCGATAGTGAATTCAGCACTAAGCGCCGTCAGACCCGAAAAGAGATTTTCCTCTCCCGCATGGAGCAGATTCTGCCATGGCAAAACATGGTGGAAGTCATCGAGCCGTTTTATCCCAAGGCGGGCAATGGCCGACGGCCCTATCCGCTGGAGACCATGCTGCGTATTCACTGCATGCAGCATTGGTACAACCTGAGCGACGGTGCCATGGAAGATGCCCTGTACGAAATCGCCTCCATGCGCCTGTTTGCCCGATTATCCCTGGATAGCGCCCTGCCGGATCGCACCACCATCATGAATTTCCGCCACCTGCTCGAGCAGCATCAACTGGCCCGTCAATTGTTCAAGACCATCAATCGCTGGCTGGCCGAAGCAGGCGTCATGATGACCCAAGGCACTTTGGTGGATGCCACCATCATTGAGGCACCCAGCTCTACCAAGAACAAAGAGCAGCAACGCGATCCGGAGATGCATCAGACCAAGAAAGGCAATCAGTGGCACTTTGGCATGAAGGCCCACATTGGTGTCGATGCCAAGAGTGGCCTGACCCACAGCCTAGTCACCACCGCGGCCAACGAGCATGACCTCAATCAGCTGGGTAATCTGCTTCATGGAGAGGAGCAATTTGTCTCAGCCGATGCCGGCTACCAAGGAGCGCCACAGCGCGAGGAGCTGGCCGAGGTGGATGTGGACTGGCTGATCGCCGAGCGTCCCGGCAAGGTAAAAACCTTGAAGCAGCATCCGCGCAAGAACAAAACGGCCATCAACATCGAATACATGAAAGCCAGCATCCGTGCCAGGGTGGAGCACCCGTTTCGCATCATCAAGCGGCAGTTCGGCTTCGTGAAAGCCAGATACAAAGGGCTGCTGAAAAACGATAACCAACTGGCGATGTTATTCACCCTGGCCAACCTGTTTCGGGTGGACCAAATGATACGTCAGTGGGAGAGATCTCAGTAAAAACCGGAAATAACGCCAGAAATGGTGGAAAAAATAGCCTAAATAGGCTGATTCGATGTGTTTGCGGGAAAAAAATCGGCCCAGATCCGCGAAATTTTAATCAGCGAGTCAGCTTGGGAAGAAATGACCTGCTTATTCGCACCTTCCTAAACGGAGACTGACCGGTGGATAAGCCGACAACAATATCTGTCATCTGAGCCGGGATCATGCGCATGGCATAGGCGGTCTGGGCGGCGGATTGGCCGGTTTTACCAAGGTCGTCGCGAAATCCTGTTAGCCTGTTTCGTGTTTCCTCGATTTTCTTTGAATAAAGATCGAATGTATCGGTATCTACCATCCCCTTGGATTTGAATTTCGCAAGATCCTGCTGTTGTTTATCCAGTTTGTTCAGGGCGGCGTTTACCGGGTCGATACGATCTAAAAGTTCAGAAAGGGACTGTTTTTCTTCATCAGTGGCCTTTGTCACTTTCCCTGCACTGGTGGCAGCACGTTCACCTGCCTGCGTCATTTTTACAAGTGCAGTTGCGAGATTGTCAGCCTGCTTTTCTGCCCCAGAGCTGTCAATAATAATGGCCAGGCGGGAGGTTTGTTCTGTCACGTGCTTTTCTCCGGGCAATAAAAAACCCCGCCAAAGCGAGGTTGGAACTTTTTGAAACTGTCGGGTCTTTACTTCATTGGCGGTAAAACATTATTGCTACGATAATCACCGCAAAGACAGTAATTGCAATTCCAGCGATTAACTTTACATTTACATCAGCCAGCCTATCACTAGCTCCAGTATTGTCAGTGTTAGCTATTATCTTCGAAGGAGTTACATCACTCCCGCAATGCTTGCACTTCACCGCTTCGGAATTTATTAATTCTGCGCAGTAAGGGCATTTGACTGAAGTTCCGGACGCTTTTAGCTTATCTCCCACCAGAGCAATAATGATACCTGCGATGGCTACGAAACCTCCAAATATCATATAATTTTGGCGCGATGACATTAATCCAAGATTGTTAACCCTATAGCCACCGCTTGTCGCTACTGTCACATCCATAAATAGCGCCGATACAGCAAAGATCACCCCTATTACAATCGCTAAGTATCCAATAATCTTCACTTGTCTACCCCATAAATTAAAAAGCCACCCGATGGTGGCTTTATCATTCAGCTTGCGTTCTCACAACCCGGCAGGCTGCGGTCAATCACAAGATTACCCTCAACACGCAGACCAATCTTACCGAACAGGAAGGAGTGGTTAAGTTGAGTGACAACTACGTCAGACAGACCAACTGCACAGCGATCTTTTTCAATCGCTCGATCAGCGGCTGTTTTAACGTTCGGGATGCCAAGAGGGAAGATGATAACCGGATAGCTATCTTCTGCTGTTACACGTTTCCCTTTATAGAACTTACCCCCATTGAGGTTGTAATTTTTAGTACTCGCCACAGTCAAATCTGCAACACGTACTGTACAACCAGAAAGTAACAGCGCTCCAAGCGCCAAAGCGATGACTTTTTTCATTATATGTTTCCTTTGATTGCAATCGGAAACATCCTATCATCGACTTTCAGGAGCATAGACCACCATTAATGGTAGGTCAGTTACTTCCTTTCTTATCTGCTGCACGTTTTTGTGCCTCTGCCCACCCATCCCTCCAGGCATCATCGAGGGCCAGTATCGCTGCATCAAATTCAATGCGGTCGATCAGGATGGTGCGCGATGCCAGGTAAAGCTCAATATCATTCAGGGACAGAGGGAGCGGCACGCCGGCCATGCCGGCATACTTCCTGCTACGCGATATCATGGCGTAAGCGTTGAGGATCTCGCCAGTGACTGCATCGATTTCAGGCTCTGGAATGGGCGGGAGGTTTAGCTTCTCCCTGCGCCACTTTGCTTTCTCACCCTGCTCTCCCCCGAACTCCTTAAGCCACTTCTGCGCCTCTAAGGCTTTTTTACGGTTTCCTGAGTCTGCTGCTCTTTACCCTGAGCAATTTGCGCCGCCTCAGCCAGTATCAGCCAGTACAGCTCCGGGTGCTGTTTCAGCATGGCGATCCCGACTTCCGGCGTGTAGTCGATGGCAACTTCTACGCCATCTACCAACTGGCCCACACCTTCCCACCCCTTCAACAGAAACCGCGCGACATTATCGATCAGCAAGTCATCAACAGAGTCGATGTCGCCCACTCTGGCGAGATTAAATTCTTTGGTGCCTACCTTATAACCTGCGTCCATCTTATCGATGTGGCGGCGCACCAGCGCGTTACGGGAGCGATATTGAGGATTCTCGCTGCTGGCCACCAGCAGGCGAAGTTTGAAAAGCGATTCCTCTTCCGGAGTGTATTCTTCCTGGCTGTTTTCTGGCTTTTTGTAGGGGAAAAACCAGCGTTCACCATTTAAATCAATTTTTGGGGTAACAATCAGCATAATAACTCCATAATGAAGCCCGAACCGCGATACTCAGCGGAACGGGCCAGGTAAATTAAGGCGCGGTAACGGTGATTTCAGACGTTGCGGTAAAGGTGCGGGCCTTACCGGTGATGGTTGCAGTACCGGCTGCGTTACGTGTGACTTTCGCTGTTTTCTGCCCGGTAGAAACCACGCTGGCGATAGTCGGATCCGATGACGTCCACTGGACGGTATCAGTTGAATCAGCTGGCGTAAGCGTGGCGGTTAACGTCACAGTAGAACCCACGGCGCCAGTTGAAGTGGCTGGCGCAACACTGATTGCCGTCGCCGGCACTTTAGGCACGCGCGTAATCGTCGGCGGAGTATTGGCCGCGGTGATATCCAGCTGAACCTGAACAATGTCAGTGCTCCCCGCATCCGGCCAGTCGCCGGAGATCTGCACTTCCGGGAAATCGAAGGTATAGGAGCCTTCAGCATTCTCCAGCGTGAAGCTAAACGGCACCGTTTCGCCGGTGAACGTTTTTTTGTAAACCTCCCAGGCAGCTTTTGACCATGACAGCGTGATTTGACCTGACGGGGTAAAGGTTGTCGGAATGTTTGCGCCGGCGAACGCCGAACCGGTACCGATGCAGCGCTGGGTCTGCATATTGTTGTCGAACTGAATGTTAAAGGTGTCGACGCAGAAGCCTGTCCCGCCATCAACACCATTTAGCCGGATGTTGGTGACCTCTTTGAAGGAGTAACGCAGCGCCCCCGCTAAATCCACCGGCGCGGTGAAATAGCTGGCATCGTCCCCCTTCGTCTCCCAGTCCAGCCCTGCAAACGTAATGGTTGCAGTGATATCACCATCGGCCGGGATTTCCATCTGGAAGGTGCCAACCTGGCAACCGCGGGCAATCTGGGCGATCCCCACATCACTGGCAAAAGTCGCCACGGAGAACGTAATGCGACCATTACCCATCGTCAGCACGTTATTTATCCATTCGGAACCGAAGCAGCTGGCAAGAAAATCATCATGCTGGTTCCAGCGAAACCGCGTACCGACATCACCGCCGACATCCACAGTGCCGCGTGAAACGCCCTGCGCCATACGGTCACCAGCGATTTCGTCATTATCATTGGTGTTCTGCGTTGGTTTCAGACCAAATGAAGAACGACGCAGCAGGTTCCACGCCCCTGCTGTTGGCGTGATTCCTGGCGTTGTCTCGCGAATAAACGCGGCTACTACTTTTGCACCTGAGCTCACAGGAGCCTCCTGTTTTTTGTGCGCTACAGAGCGCGATAAGGAATTTGAAGATTGAGCTGTAACCAGCCATCGGTCTCACCAGCCGGTACAGCAGAAACAGCGAAATAACTCAGCTTTCCATCGGTCCTGAACTCGAATAACTCCGTTAGCTGATCGGCCGTTCGGGAGATAAGCAACGTCCCGGAGCCGACCGGAACAAACAGCTGAATGATGAGTAAGCCCGTCCTGTGGACGACCGGCCCATCCCCGATCTCGGTTGCGCCTGCCTGCCCTGCAATGTTGGTGAGGCGGGCCCAGATATCGCGGTTGCTGGGGTCAAATACCGGACCATTGGGATAATCCACCGCATCAGAGGCAATAGCGGTCTGTGCCGCCATTCGGGAAATGACAGCATTTCTGATTTCTGTAAGGGTCATTTGTAGGCCTGAATCACACCATTAAACGAGACGGCATAGACGCCTGTCGGCGCTTGCGTTGAGTGGCCATTCTCCAGAGGCACGGAGTAAGGCAGGTTCGACTGGATGTAAATCACCGAGTAGGCTGGCGCCTGGTCAATGATATTTTTGCCATTAAGAAACGTCATTGTCCCGCGCGGATCCGGTTCGGTCGGGACGGAATGATCAGGTTCGCCGATGCTGACAAAATGCGATGCCCTGAAGGTTCCTGCGCGATACTCAGCCGGGCGCCTGATATCCATGCTGTCATTAACACGGACTTTCTTTCTGAGACGGCCAGTCTTTGTCAGATTGGCAGGATCGGCATAAAGAGACTCGTTCCACTCGCCTACCGCTTTGTTGTACTGAACCGCGGTCGCGTTGATAGCCCACAGCTCCGGGTTTCCTACCGGCGACCGTTGAACAATCTCATTCAGCAGTTGAATGGCGATTGTCCGCTGGCGTAGTTTGACATCTTCGGCCACCAGCCCGGCGAATGCGGCCGGGTCAATGTTCCAGCCCTTAGCCATATCACGCCCTCCGCAGTTGAATGGAGTACGCAGCGCCAGCAGAGTCAGCAGAAGCGGTGATGACCTCGTAGCGCTGAAGCTCAGCCGTAATCGGATCCGGCGCGGTGATGATATGCCCGACGGCCGGCTTATCTGTCACCTCGTTAACCAGGGCGGTTAGCTTCACATCACCATGCAGAATGTTAACGCCATCGATACGGCGCATTTTATAGCGCGCTAGTACTCCACGCCCCGAGTAAGTCACATGAGTTTCAGTGCCGGTTTCCGTCACCGGATCCCAGGCACCTCGAACGGTGTAGCTTCCGGCGAACTCGTTGACCGCATCCTGCAGATCGGTATCGAATGCTGCGGCGACTTCAGTTTGGAGTTCGTCGCGGATACCCACGGTCTACCTCCTCTATGCCTTTTTCACCAAAACGCTGAAGCGGGATATTGTTAGAAACATTTCCGCCAGTAAAAAGGACCAGGACGTTACCACGCAGTTTCCTGGTATAGATTTCGCCGTTGCGTTTAACCCTCAGCGGGAGTGGAGCAAACTCAACAACGCCCTTTGCCGGGTTTGCGTAAACGACATAATTGATCGGGTTTCCATTCACAAACACATCGCGAGGGCCGAGCCCGTCACCGGCATAATGCACATCAGTGTTTTGCATATCACCCCCTTACCAGCCGTACCTGAGACTGACTAACGCCATAGGGCTTTAGCATTGCAAGCGCCAGCTGCAGATCAGACTCAAGCAATGCCGAGCTGTTGGTAGCGAGTTCCGCGAAGGTCTTTGAAACGCTGACATCATCGGCATCTACCGTCTTACTCAGCAACACACCAGAATCGGTTTTCTGCTGATAAAGGCCACCATTCGAGGCCGCTAGCGCTGCATAGGCGCCAGCCTGCTTCACATCGTCAGGAATGATGATTTCGTGAGTTGCCTTATCGCACGGCATTTTCAGGTTAAGTCCATTCATCCAGGTATTAGCCATCAGCACAGATTTGGCTTTTTTGCTTTCATCTGTCCAGGTGGCACCGAGAATCGAATTGACGTCTTCAACGGTGATGAAAGTGATCATGCATCACTCCATTTCTTTCCAGCCGTGCGCCTTCCAGTTCTCCACTTCATCAGGGTGAACGTTGGCGGTATTGGGCGCCCCCGGGAATGCCGGGAAATCGGTAACCATCGCCACCAGCTGCGATGTGGTCGATACGGGTTCTTTGTTATCCGCCTGCGTAGGCGCAGTTTGCTCAGCAGCTCGTTGGGCGCGCTGCTCTTTTGTTAATCCGGCCATTAGCCCTCCACTAAAAAAAGGGGCCGAAGCCCCTGTTTATCAGCCCAGCAACAACGCTGAGTGCGCCGACTTAACTGCCGCTACGCCCCAGGACAAACCGACTTCGTAACGCACCTGGCGATACTGGCGGTACAGTGCTACCTGGTAAGTGATGCCAGATACGGGGTCAGTAACGTTCATCACATCATCCGCAGTATCGCCGCCCTGCGGCATTGCCGGGGTTCGGGATGCAAGCAGGAATGCATTGCGATCAAACGCCATGTTTGCGGTGTAGGCGCCACCAGCGGTAATAGCGGTGTTGTCGGCCAGCGCCTGACGTAAGCCAGGAGCAGCCAGGGTGATGGCTGTGGTAGTCGCGGCAGCAACAAGGTATTTATTGCTGTCACCGTCAAAGGTAACAATGTCACCCGCAGCAAAAGCACCTGTGCCGGTATCAATCGCAATCAGAATATCGCCTTCGGCTTTTGCTCCATTCACCAGGTATCCGGCAGCCGGAGATGCAGCGCGTTTCTTAACATGCGCGGATTCGTGGATATTGAAACCTTCCAGTCGCCCCACGATACCTTCGCGCAGAAGCGCATCAGTACCGGATTCGTTTACTTTGAACAGAACAGACTGTTTACCGCGGAGGTTAGCGATAGCCGAAGAACCGAGAACCATCTGCAGATCAGTTGTCGGCGAACCGTTGTCAGAGAGAACCTGGCGCGCGTTGGCCGCATCCGACAAATCACCTGCAATACCGAAAGGAGCGGTGCCGGCCGTACCAACAGCACGGGAGGATGCGAAATACAGAGCAGCGAGATCTGCATCCATCTCATTAGCCAGCGCGCGAAAAGCCTGCTTAAACTGATCAGCAAGGATGGTGTTGTATGTCCCTGCGGGCCCCAGTGCCAGTTGTTCCTCACCGTTCCATTTGACCGGGGCCATTTTGGATTTGGTGATTTTGACATCAACGGTGCCGATCGTCTGGTCGCCGTCATTTGGCGCAGTAGCCCCCGGGGTAATATCAACAGTGGTTGCCGGTGGCGCAACCGGCGCAGTAACAGTCTGGTCCTTCGCCGCCGCATCAGCTTTCGCATTGCGCGATACAGCCGGGATAAAACCGACCTGTTCGCGAGATACGGTATCCAGAGCCGTGAAGATAGTCGGGATCAACCCGGTAAGCGTATTAGCCATGTGTATAGATTCCTTGGAGATTAAAATATAGGGTTGGTTGAGCTATCCAGCTCCGGCACCAGCAGCCATCCGGCGGCTGGCAAAGAATTAATCGACGATGGTGATACCGTCTTTGAGAGTTGATTGCTGATCTGTCGGGCTCAAACTGGTAAACGCATCGCGTTTCATCGTTTTCTGCCCGAGTGAATGCTGAGACTGCCGTGAGCCGCCTCCCTGGTTGCCGCTGGCCTTCAGAATGTGGTCTTTCTGTGGGTACTGCTCCACCAGGAACTCCAGCGCCTCATCAAAGGCCGCCAGTTCGCCCGGCTTCGAGCGGGAATAAATTTTGTTGCCAGAGCCATCATAGGCAACGACTTTGCCGTCCTCGACTTTGAAGGACTGACCGAACCGCGCCTGAAGCATATCTGCCGGAATTGCTACTTTATCTGCGATGAATTTCGAGCCAGAGAACCGGCCGCCGATCATTTCCTGGTAAAGCTGGCCTTCAAGGGTCGTCGCACGCTGAGTAGCTTCATCAAGCTGCGCCTGGAAGGATTTGGTGATATCCGCTTTAACCTGATCAACAGCACCTGCGTCGATCAGTTTTTTCTGGTCGATTTTAGTCATCATCTCCAGCGCTTCGAGTGCCTTCGCCGGATCACCTATTTTGGCAAACTTAGCCAGACTGGCTTCAGCTGCTTCTTTGGCTTCACGATGAGATTTCGCCTCGCCATTCAGAGAGGAGATTTTCCCAACGGCCTGCACAGCATCAAAACCAACTTCCTGGCCGTCATCGTGGACGTAGACGGGTAAACCGCTGGAATCGACTTCTGCATAGCTTTTACCGTTAACTTCGACTGTTTTCAGTTTCATGTGGTTACCTTTTCGGGGTCATCCGACCGTTGCACCGCTCACCATCCGGATCACGGCAATAAAAAAGGCCACCCGGAGGTAGCCTGATTGAGGACTTAAAAGCTTTAAAGTCTGGCGTTGCTGAACGCCTGAGCATCCAGGTTACGAAGTTGCTCCAGAGTCAGCCATTCGCCCTTGTCGTTGTAGAAATCATCGGGCGACATGCCGCCGTCACGAATCAGCCGGGCCCGGGTTACGCCAACGATCTGGGACTGGCGCGTAAACGACTGGCGCGAGAACCAGCCCTGATAATCGGTATCCGAAGGCACCTGCCCGTCCATGCTGGCACGTGAGCTATCTGATATTTGCCCTACAGCAATACCCAGCTCATCAGACGATTTCAGGATGTAAGTTTCGGTGCTCCGACAGCAAAAGTGGATTTTCCCGGGTCCCTGCAGATACGGCACCTTATGGCCGACAGGCTTGTTATCCAGTGTGTACTTGAGGCGGTCGCGAATCCGACAGTCTTTTGATGTACGGTTATCCAAAGTGGATAACCACTGTTTCCCCTTCAGGATGTCGTCGTTAGCATCCGCAAAGCTCTTTCGCGCCGTTGCCGCAAGATGCCCTACAGCTGTTTTGGCAATGCTGCCGGCGTTGGCCCTGCTCATCTGCAACGCGCCATCCTGATAACCACGGTTAGCGTGTCCGCGTACCTTGCGGGCTATCTGCTCATGCGTATCACCCAGCAGAAATCCCTGCCGCACCGTATTGCTGATACGCGCCATGCGATCGGCTTCAAGGTTATCAGCCCACTCACTGAGCAGGCGCCCCTGAAATGGCTGTGCCATCGCCGCGGCATACACTGCATCCGGTGAAATACCCACCAGCGGGTGAAGCGATAACACATCATCGGGGATCGCAAACTGGAACAGGCTCAGCTGAAAGCCTGCTTCGTGCTGAGCGAGTTGCTGCAGTTCATCAGATAGTCCGGCGTACATTGACTGCACAGCCTCGCGATTGAGAGCCCTGACACTACTGAGCAGCGCTTCCAGTCGCGAGACGGTAAAGCTGTCCGCATCCAGGGTATCCATCGCCACCAGCAACCGAGCAGTCAGCTCAGCGTCGCTGTCATTCAGGACCTTTATCATCCTGTTAGCTACACTGGTGCTGTACCGCGCTATCCATATCGCATGCGCTATCGATTCATCCTGAAGCTTGTCATTCGCCGTTGCCATTTGCACCACCCGGGTTACTCAGTCCGCTGGCCAGCGTGACCTGCTGATTCCGCAACTCGTCGATTACCTCTTCCGGTTTGGCGTCCGGGTCGATGAATTTCAGCGCCTGCAATACGCGAACAGCATCGACCTGACGTATATCACCACCCTGACGGAGCGACTGAACAGCTGTTGCAGCTGTGGCATCAAACGTCTGGGCTGAAACATCCAGCTCGGTGCGAACGTCGACATTGCCACCTTCTTTCTCGCCCAGCCATTCCGCCATGATCTGCAGAATGTTATCGAGGGCGTCCTCAAGAGAGCTCGCCATCGTATACAGAGGGGAGTTTTCCTGCATGCGCTCTTCATTGGTCTGATCAACGGATTTGGTAGAGGTATTCTCGGCACGTAAGAGTTTTGCCCCGGCCTGCCGCATCTGATCTTCCAGTTTTTCCAATGACGTTTCACCAGCTTCAATCGCAGCCCCGGTATGCTCGACATATTCCAGTCCCTGGCGCTGACGATCATCGAAACGAGTCGCAGAGGAAGCACCTATCGTCAACGTTTCGCCATCAGCCAGACCGTAAGCCACCAGCAACGGCACGCGAGCGACATGAAGTATGTTGTCCTGTTCACTCTGACTCTGCCAGTGCTTGATATTCAGTAAGGCGAGATTAAGCAGTGGCGGTGATCCACGCATGAAACCAGTGCGTTTCGTGTAGAGCGTTACCAGCGTAATATCGTTACGGCTGGTTGCCCATTCTTCGTGAAGCGTCCATTGCGCTACTCCATTATCGCCTGCTTTGCGGCGGTATATTTCAACCTTGCCGGGCATGATATGCCGAATTTGTTCAACCTTCGTCTGCCCGTAGTCATCTCCATCAACAATGATTGATTCACGAATACGCAAATCTGTGAGGATGACCTTTCCCCCTTCAACTTTCGACTTCCAGCCTATGACCTGTCGAGGGTTCAGCATCGTAACGTATGGCCTGCTCCCGGCTGCTATTTCATCAGCTTTTGTTCTAACGGACTGAGTATCCACTCGTGGATAGTCCACCAGCGCATGAACCAGACCATACTGAAATCCGATGCTAAAGAATTGCTGCGCCCACACATCAAGGCGATTGCCTTCCATGTCGATGTCAGTAGATAGCTTTCTGATGCTTTCGGGCGCGCTTTCGCTCAATACCGTAGGTTCAGCAAATACGCGCCCTATGTTTTGTTTGATCGCTTCTTCATAGGCAGGGAGCAGAGTTGCAACCGCTAATCGTTCTTTGTAGCTTTCAGGGTCTTCATTGGGCCATTTCGGAAGATACAACTTCCCCTGCCGGCGCATTTCCAGCGTGCCGCCCATCAGCGCATCATTAATATCCCATGCCTCAACCATATCGTTATAGTCGAGGTTGGGCGTTGAAATATCAGGCATGGTTTTACATCCGCAGTTGGGTGACTTTTCCAGTCGGTTTGATTATCGGGAATTGCTTTACAATGAAATACCCGCCGGCATCGTTGGGGTGATCGTTATCCGCCGTTTTATCCGGCTCACCGTTGTCACCCCATACCTGCTGTTCAAGTGATTCCGTGTAGACCGGACATCGCTTTACATTCACTTTGTAGCGACGTTCACCGTTACCATTGCAGAACATGGCGTTCATCGCGTTGATGCGGTCTTTCACTGGCGGGTTTGATGCATTAACAACCACATTAAAGCCGGCCTGCTTAAGCTGAGCGATATCCGTGGCGCTGGCATTGCTGGATTTGCGGGAATCGCCGGAAGCGTCCGGGTAAATATAAATTTCCCGAACTTTGCGATAATCGTTGCCGTCGTAGAGCCAGAACCGTTCTTTGATGATGCGGATCATGTCAGGGGTGTCGTAAGCCTTCACGATTTCATTAACCGCAAATGGAAGCCCCAGACGTAATACATGAACAATCCCGGCCATCTTCCCGACGTTGAAATCCATGCCGATATACAGCGGCTCACCGGGTTGTTCTTCCTCACTGCAGTTATTCAGCTTACGGTCAAACTGATGGTAAATCGTCCCGCTGGTAAGGTTGGTGAACTGGCCACGGAGATAAGCCTTGATCAGCTCCGGCGGGTATGACTCCATTAGCGACGGAATATAGTCCGGCGGCAGATTCTTTTCGTTGTCGAACGTCGAGGCCTGCACCAGACCGTACAACGTTGAGAGCGAAGGCTTATCGCGTACAGCCTTTGCGAACTGCTGATAAACAAATTTAAACCCTTCCGGCGTCGTGGTGACGTCAATTCCGTTACGCAGGCCGGGCACCTTGTAACGCATACGCGCGATGATTTTTCGCCAGGCTAACTGCGCCTTTTTGGCGGGCATTACGTCCAGCTCATCAATCAGCGCGTTACCGATTTTAAAACCAACGATGGTTTGCGGTTTCTCCATCGAGCGGCAAATCGTCGTTCCTCGGTACTGGCGACCGGCGTAGAAGTGAACCTCTTTGTTTCCCTCATTGATTTTGACATTCAGCCACCAGTCGTGGGCCACCTCCTCAACAGTGGGATAAAAGATGTCACGGATCTGCGGATACGTTGGCGCAAAGTAACCCTGGTTGATTTTTGGGTGTTCCCACATCCCTTTGCAGATACCACCACAACCGACCCACGTCTTACCGGAACCGAAGCCGGCGACATAGGCCTTAAATTTGTACTGCATTGCAAGGAATTTGGCCTGAGGGATATTAAGCGTCGGTGCTATCGCCATCCTCTTCCCTCACTCGTGCATCGACTACGTTGATATTTATTGCAACTGGCGTTGGTTCGTCATCTTCCGGGTCAGCGGCCAGCTCTTTACGGAGCTTGTCGATCTCCAGCTGCCGGCGCTCGATTTCAATCTGCTGTAGACGCTGGGCGAACTCACTGTCAGCCAGGCCGAGACGTTTCATCACCGCCTCGTACATGCGCTCACGGCTGATGGCGGTTATCTCAACGCCATTCTTACCAAGCTTCACACCGGAATAGGCAAGCGCAGCATCCGGCGCCAGCTTGCGCGTATCGGCGAAGAAAGGCTGGCCGATGCCATCACCATTACAGCGAGGACATGTGGGATTTGGCTCACTAGTGTGGTCGTAACCGTAGCCGCCTCTGTCGTTTGGCTCTTTCCCTTTCTTCGCTAAAGCCTCAGCCAGTTTCTCTTCGAACTCAACCGCATCGCGCCATTGATACTGGTGACCGAAGCCCCAGCAGTAACGGCAGCTCCCGCGGCGATACTGAGAAAGCTGATTGGCATCGAAGGTTGCCAGGCGCCACATCTGCTCAAGCACTTCATCAGCACTTCCAAGCGTGCGCACAATGTATGCTTTTTGCTGCTGCGCAATGGCCTGCGCAATACTAACTTTTGCTAACAGCCTTGCTCCCTGCTCATTCGCTGTCTTCTTGCTGTACCCGGCACGGATAGCGGCCTGCGTGGCGTTGTTGTCCTTCAGGTATTCCGCGACAAATAAACGCTGTTGATCGGTGAGTCCATCATCTTCCACCAGCTCTTCTGCGCATTTTTCCTTTTGCGCAGTGCGCACTTTTTTCTGCGCACTTTTTTGCGCAGTTTGCGCAGAAGGCTTCTTGATATATCGACGGGCGGTAGCGTAGTTCAGTCCCTGCGCTTTACACCAATCCTTCGGTGATACGCCGGTTGCGGCATGATCGGACAGGAACCGTTGCTGAAGCTCGCCCCAGTCCGGTTTTGCCATGGATTACTCCGTATTCTTTCGCACTGGTCCCGCCTTCACTTTCTGGCCGATGCCATACTTCGCGATAAATGCGGAAATCTTTTCGTAATCAGGCTCGCGCTGGAACATCAGACAGAATAAAGTCAGTGTCTTGACGTTGAACGGTAGCCACCAGCGGCTTTTTACTTCTATTGAAATCGTGCATACCGGCATAGGCTCCCCCTATTCGATAACCATTAAAAAAGCCACCCGCAGGTGGCATTTGTGATGATTACTCAGCGGCGGTATCAAAAAGCGCCAGAGCTTCGGTCGCCTCCTGAACCGCTTTGATGGTTCTTGCAACCACTTCCGATTCAGTTGTCACGCGGCTGTACTGCTGGATGAAGAGCTGATATTTGAGCTGGCTATCCTGGACGAACGCAATAGCCTCTTTTGCTGCTGCTGTGTCGTAGTTCAGGGTGGAAAGCAGATTCAGTCGAATCTGTTCTGCAGGTGTGATCTCTGCCATGTGTTACCTCTGTGCGATGTGGGGAGCATTATCGAAGCCACTCAGTAAATGGCCTCTGTGATGCATTCGCATTAATTCTTGCCGAGTGAACAAGCAGAACGGTTGCCTTATGGATGTTTGTTACGCGCAATAAAAAAGGCCGCATAAAAATGCGACCTTTGGTTGGTACCAGTTAGAAAACTAAAATCTCTCAGGAGCCACCCGGGAGAGGCTTTTCTGCTTTTTAACTGACCACTGCCGTTTTGGTGTTGGCTGGCAGTGATAACGTGATGATAGCTTCATTTAAGTTATCGATAGCATTTAAATATCGAAAGAGCTCATTGAACCAATCATTTTCAACTTGCCGGAACATTCAACCAGAGCACCAGGCATCTCTGCTGGTCTTTTGATGGCAATTCTCAGCTCTCCCGAACGAGGCCGGTAACTAACAATTTATTCGACAGTTCCTTCGGCATTAACCCAAAGATCTAGATGCTTGATATAGCGTTGGATGGGCACATAAATAACCACCCCATCTACAAGGTTAACGGACTTAATAACACATCCCTGCGGAGCTAAATAATCCCCATCACAATGAGGGTGAATAGAGTGCTCGTCACCGTATCGATAACCATGCGGAAGTTGAGGGAGTGAATTTCTTGTCATGGGCAGCTTCTTAGATAGAAGGAATTGAAAATCCATAGTGCCTTAATGCACCTGACTTAGATACCAACTTTTCATTTTTCAGCGCTCTGTTGTCTCGTATTCTGATTTTTTGTTCATGTGGCCATGTAAATTTCAGTACCTAAAGTGTTCTGCGTTTGTAGCTGAATTACCTGGAACCCTTCTCTGTGAGCTGCGAGCAATTGGCCTGCACTGCTTTGTTGTGCGCCAGGATGTCACGCTTGGTCTGCTTATCCAACACATCGATATCGTGGTCAGTCAGGTAGATGATCCGCACCCAGCTGCAGGCCGTGTCAACGACTACCGGGGCGGGTAAACTTTTCGCGCAGCTCCCGATCAATATCGTCATCGCCCATACGCTTAACGTCTTCCTGTACATCGCTGGCCCCTTTCGTGACTTCAGCACGGCGTTCTGCCGCGGCGACAGTAGCAGCGGCGTTCTCTTCGGTACGTTGCTGATCAGCTTTGGCTTTCGCCTTACTGGCCCCGCGAGCATGACCAATGCCGAACGCGCCAGCGATAGCACCCAGGATGACGACCACCAGCCCAGCAATAATTTCGAAGCTCATTGCTGCGGCTCCTTCAGTTCGTCGGCTTTATCTTTCAATGAAGGCTGGCGCACGTATTGCGATAGCACCGCCAGCACAACCAGCGCAGGGCTAATCAGTGCCACAATGTTTGGTGGCAGAATGTTTTTAATGTCCGGCGGCAGCATCGCCCAGGCGTGCAGAGCAGCATCCGGGAACGACTGCGCCCACACGCCAACCAGCGCGCCGATAGCCCCCAGCTTTACAGACCATGTTTTCAGCAGCAGGCTGGCATGGCTAACGAACTCCAGCCGGGTGTATTTGCGCAGAAGTAACAGAACGAGCACAGCCACCAGCACGAGCAAAGCGAAAATGATCATCTTCACAGGACACGCTCCTTAACCCAGCCGTAGAGAAAATCCTCGTTGGCTTCGCGGCCCTCCGCCAGTTCGAGGTATCTGGCACCCTGGCTGCAGTTCAGCGCACGCAACAGAACCTGTTCACCTTCTTTCCCGCGGGCGGAAAGATATCCCTTAAGCGCAGTGATGGTTCGGGGGCCAATGGCGCCATCCGGGATCAGATCGGGATACAACTTCCCGCGCATGTTAAGGGCAGTGAGCCAGCGCTGGAACAACTTACTTGCAACCGATGGCCCCATGTTCACGCCAGTGTCGCAAAGCTCATCTGCCAGTAACGTTGATAAACTTGCCACCTGGTCGAACCGGGGGCCGGTCCAGTAATCGCTCAGCAGGATTTGCTTTGCTGTTTCCCTGGGGAGGTTTCGCATATCATCGGTGTAGCCATGTGCACGGGCGGTGGTTTGGGTGATGCCCCAGCGGGTCGGCCCGCCTTTATCCGACGGATGATCGACATAACCACCCTCTTTGCCGAGGATCCCCTCGATAGTCTGGTCTGCTGTCATTGTGCTTTCACTCCAGTGATTCGTTCCCAGAAATATGTGAGCGCTACGGAACCCATAGCACCACTGATACCGGCAGTGGCCAGTATCATGTAAATACTCAGGCCACCTTCAATGCTGATGAGCCCACCAATAACCCCGGTAAAAGCCGAAACCACAATCTGCGCAAAAGCATTTATCCAGCTCCATTTTGCTTTGCCCTGCTTCACATCCATCAGGAATCGGACAAGGCCGCCCCAACCAGCAATGATCAGCAGAGCCAGCCAGGTGATTCCGGCCATGCTTTCTTTGTCTTGCATATGCTTTGCCATAGGTTCACCTCCGGGTTAACGGGGTGCTGTGTGTGATAAGGATCAGGACCGGCAGGAGAAATACTCATCAATGGTGATTCCGGGTACCTGAAAGAAAAAACCACCTTGACAAGGTGGTTAGGGAATTCAACGCGAGCTATGTGCCAGGGGATAGTGTATGGTTGCGGACCATTCATCAGGAAATATCATATGCAACAACGCAAAAACTCAAAAAACAATCGCAACTACCTCATCAAATGTACCTGCCCTGGCTGCACCAACCAATCAGAACATAGTTACACCCGAGTCCAGAAAGGCTCTGCGCTGATGTGCCCTCACTGTAGTAAGATTTTCACTCAAGAAAAACTCCCCACCGCTTAGGCTTTACGCCATCCTAATCTCTGGTAAAGCATCCACTGCAATTCCCGTAAAGATTAGAAAAGCAAGCCCATTAGGCAAAGTGGCCAGATGAACACCTCTAAGACAGGTATAGGCCTACGGGCTGAAAATTGACGCTCTGCCATCCGGAAGAGAAAAGGCCTTCCATTACGGAAGGCCTTTAGGGGGTTATGCAGTATGTGTGGTGCCGGGTGCTTCCCGGTGAGTCGTGGGTCAGTCACCGTGACTCGCGCTGAGGATTCGCTTCTAACTGTTTACGCCCCTCCGCTAGGGGGATTCACCACTTATAAAACCTTAACATCCCGGTAACGTCTCTTCAATGCCATACGTTGTCATGGCCTGAGATTCATACGCAAAATAACATTCTTCTCCCCTTCTCACTTCTGTGAGTTCCTCCCGGTTGACGGGGAAAGGAATACCGGCAGATGAATGCATAGTCATTGTTCTTAGATTTATCGAAGTGGTTAGGAATAAAAAAAGCCCGTTCACAGGAACGGGCAGAAAGTAGGCATTCTAGATAGTAACGAACGAAAACGCACCTAATAGTCCGAGCTACCGATTTACCAGGAGAGCGCTCGTTTGTCCGTTACTGCCTTTTAAACATAGCTGGAGAAGCCGAAACGGCAACCCCACTACCAAATAGCTTAGTAGCATTGCATCATGGTGCCGGGTGCCTCCCGATGAGTCTTTGGACAGCCTCCGTGACTCGCGGACTTTTTAACTCGCATTACTTGCTGTTTCCGCCCCTCCGCACAGGGGGATTCACCACACGAATAGATTAACAACATGTTAATTTTCTGGTCAATAAGATGTAAGCAAATGATGACATGCAGTTTTCTTATTGCTGAGTAACTTCAATCTGGTTCAGGGCTCTCGCACATGGGCGTTAATGAGTCGTGCAGCACGCCATTACTCAAAAGCGCTGAGTTCAGAAAAGCAAAAGGCCCACAAGTTCGAGCCTTTGATTTCAATGTTTTTGCTAGTTTTTGTGGATCAAGCCATCAACAATGATTCCGCCAAGCTCTCTTAAGCCACGCCCAATAGCCTCGGGACCGATATTGTAAAAGGCTGCAATCAAAATAAAAAACAACACATAGTGCCACCAGCGAATATCCATAGTTCACCGCTCCTTGCAACATAAAACAGCATTATTACAACAAGAGCGCTCTACTGGAACACACGGCAGCACCTTTTCCTGAGACGTTTAAGCAAAAGAAAAACCCCGCCATATAGGCAGGGCTTCATTGATTGATTTCGTACGGGCGTTATATCCCACGATTGAAAGCGTACAGGACACCTTTATGCAAAGTCAACATTAATATGCAAATAAGTGTCGCCATTTGCGCCAATCACATTAGTAAGTTGTCGCCTTCTCGAATTCTACAGCCGCTTGTCGCTCACCCTGACGCAGCGTGTCCACCAGACCCTCATAGAACGGTTTCCAGTTGCGTGACCACGAAGACTGATGGAGATCCGGGAGACGCTTCAGAATGGCACGGTGTACCGTCGCTGAGGGTACAACAGAGAAGCCATTACCAGAGCAGCGCTCACATGTTTTGAAAACCGGTGCGCCAAGTTCTTTGGTCGTTTTGCGATCTAACACCTCACCTTTACCACCACACCTGCATCGCGCATGGATCACTTTCTTTCCTCCGCACACTATACAGACCCTTTTCACCAGTTCATTTTTAATCTTTGAGGCCTTCACTTCGACACCGTCTGCATTGAAAATACCAGGGTGCTTAATTACATTTTCATGCTGGGAAATAAACCCAGTACCGCTGCAGCTGTGACACGTTGCGCTGGTGGCCGCCGAACGTGAATATTCCGCAAAGGCAAATTGCGCCAGCGTCAACATGCAGCCTCCGAGTTTGTCACCAGCGGCTTTGCGGACATTTTTAGGAGCGTTTTTGATGGCAAACTGCGCCAGCGCCTGAACTGCGAGCTGTTCATCCGTTTTGCTGATACCAACCTTTCCGAAGAAAGCGGCCAAGCCGAAGCGCGCACGACTGCTGGTGGTACCGATGGCCGCCATAACATCTGTTCCTGTCAGGCGATTTGGTGTTGTGCTTTTCACGTCATCGCTGATGTGCATACCCTGAGGGCTGAAATGTTTTAAGGATGCTTCGAGTTTCATGCTTTCAGTAACCCCTCTTGTTTCCATATAGCCAAAGTTCTGAGCACGCCTTCGGCATGCATCAGGCGCAATTCGTCGTAGGTGAAATCGGTGGTTTTGGTTCTGCCGTCGATTACGTCATGGCACCCGTTGCAGGCGATCGCCGCCTGAGTATCGTCAGGCTTGCATCCTGTGCCGCACGTACCCGCCAGGCGGTAATGCGCCAACACGCTGGTTTCCGGGTTGCCGTTGCAGTAACCAGGGATCCGCACTGTACATTCGCGACCTCGGGCCGCTTTGCGAAGGTTCGCCATACTCACCCCCACATCCTGTTGCGCCAGCGAGAGTCTGGCCGAGGCGGATTTTTGTCCTCCACCAGCTGCACGCTGACGGTCCATGTCATAAAGTCAGGGTTTAAGCTTCGTTCGACCTTTACGCCCCGCTGACGATATCTCGCTACCAATTCGTCGGCCTGCTGCGTTGTGCATTCGAGATGGTGAAACCATGAGTATTTCATCGGCATCACCCCGCAAAACTTAAAAGCTGGTTTGCGGCGTTCTCAGCTTCCTGCAGGCTGTTGAACGAACGAGAGAGGATCCACCGCCAGAGAACATCCAGCGATGCTTTGTACAGTTCCTGAAATTCGCATTCTTCCATGCTGGCGAAAGATATGCTGCGAGGATGTTTTTTCAGTGTACCGTCGGGCAGCTGTATGGCGTCATAGTGGCCGGCTTCAACGATGACCCACGCCCGGTAAGCATCGAAGGATTTGCAAATACTGATATAGCCGGATCGCTTCTCGGCTATTCGGTCGAGATATTGCCCGGCGGCATCAAGTAACGCCGATTCACTCCCGCCATATGCAGCAAGGTATTTGGCGTAACCTGTGATAAGCCTGCGCTCATTAGACGAAATCGCCCCGCCGGTAGGTTCCCAATATTCAAAACCGAGATTGAGTAAAGCAAAGTAACGGCGGTGAAACGCCGGATTACGGACAAGCTTATAATCGGCTTCCAGAACGGAGCCGAGCTTGCATTTTGATTGCAGAAAATCACTGGTATCCGGCGTCGCGGGGATCAGGATACCTTGAGATTGTTTTATTAAGTGCAATTGCGCCATGGTTTCTCTCCGTGGCGCAGTAGGTCAACGGTTGTTCAGGCCGTTGATTTCATATTATCAGAAGGCGGGACAACCCGGTAGCCGAGGCGATGCAGAAAACTGGTCATTGCGTTGAGATTAAATACTCCCTCGTCCTCAAGCAGTGGTCGCATAGAAGTTATACCATTTGCCGTGTATACCAGAACCCGGCCTGCTGCCCTGATGCTGCCAACAACTTCACCTGTAGAACGTTTAACCAGATCGTAGTACTCATCACTCTCACTGCGCATCCCTACCTCCCGGAAGTAAATCTTTACACTGTTTATTTATACAGTATAAATTAATGTTGAATCACTTACATGTGAAAATTACACGGTACGAGGGATATGATGACAGATGAAGATCGCCCTACAAGCCCCTATTTTCAAAAGAGATTATCGAAATTGAAAGTTTGGGAGTTTTGTTTAACTTTCATGGCTAACGGAGTTAAAAGCTTTGCGCGGTTGTCGACGGCATATTTTGTGTATCGTACAAGCCCCTATTTCACTCGAGCAAATGGAAAAGGCCAATTTCAGAATTTAATTAATTTCAGATGCATTGGTGTAGCAGAAAAAACTACTGAGTCATAAGATGCACATTTTGTGTAGTATGCAACCCCCTATTTACCAGGACAAAAAAGAAAACCCGCCAGCGCGGGTTGAATTGATAGAAGTTTATTAAGCAGCCATTCCCTTCTGTTGACATAGATCCGGCAGATTGGCCCTAACCAGCGCCTCAGCGAACGGGGGCGGAACGGCATTGCCGCAGCGTGCAACCTGCTTATCCTTCGCATACTTCACCCCGCGGTAATCCCGATCGATGATGTACCACTCCGGAAAGCCCTGCGCCCGGTACAGCTCATGCGGCTGAAGCATACGCATGCCGATATCAACGATTCGGTAAGTTACCCCGGCGATTTCCACCAGCCCGGTACTATCGGCTCCGCAGTACTCTTTCAGGAACGCTAACACCTGTTGCGCGCGCTCTTCGTCGTAATGCTCAACAGCGAGAGTGGTTTCAACTTCCCCGACGTGCTGACCACCAGCGGTAATGGTCGGCATCGGTGCATCAGTCCGCTGTCCGTCACGGCAAGTACCACGTAACTTAACTAGGTGAGAAGCAACAACGGCGTGGTGATTGCCAGTTGTAACCGTATGCGCAGGAGATTCCACGGAACCGCCAGGATGCCCGGTATTGTTCACCATAAGATGCGCCGCAACTACTGCATGATGGTCAACTGTCGTCACTGCATGTGTCGGTTCATCCAACCCAACACCGGGTCCGGTGTAATTTCCTCCGTAGTGCTTCGCCAGGAACGCGCTCACCGTCGCGAATTTGTTTCCGCCGGCGGTAACAGTACCCAGAGGCTTGTCCAGTTGCAGCACGCGCGGCTCCTGCCCTGGGCGCTCGCCATATCCCATCTGAATCAGCGTCGGCGTCACCAACTGCGATTTGCCGCCACCGCCCGCCGTGATAGTTGCATTTGGCACGTCCGCCCGGTGGCCGATGCTGGCTCCAAACTGGCGAGCAATGACTGGCGCCACAATGCAAGCCCTGGACTCTTTCAGGATGGTGTGAGCAGGTTTATCAAGCGGGCGCGGTTTAGCCTGGTATTCGCTGCCACCGTTGCCAGCGAGGAACGGGACAAGGCCCGCCTCAACAATCCCCAGCGCATGACCATTCCCGCCCGGGCGCTTGGACGTGCCAGCCGTCACCGTTGGTACCGGTTCGGTAACTGGCTGCCCGGTGGCGCCGTTACGAAACTTTGTCAGGTGTGGTACTGCGACCGCAAAACCGTGGGTTTTCGTAATCGTCTGCAGCGGTTCAGAGAGAGCCTGCCCCCGGAAGCAATCGTATTTGCCTTTAGTGGTAGTGTGATTGCACTTCACGATAAACGGCGACGCGCTCTCGATAACAAAGCGTTGGATGCCGCGCGCGATCCGCTTCAGCGTATTCTCTGCCAGAGACTTTTTGCGGTTGAAAATGCTTGGCGCTGGAATTGACCAGTCGATGCATTCTGCAGCTGTGCGCCATGGCGCCAGTTTTCCGGCCAGCACCGCCGGTGATTTCGGATCCCCGTGGGTTGCTTCCGGCCAGACTATTGGTTGCCCGTCCCGGCGCATCACCATGAAGAACCGCTTACGGATGGTCGGCGCGCCATAGTCGCAGGCGCGCAGCTCACGGAAATCGACAACATAGCCCAGGCCGGCAACTAAGCGTTTCGCCTGTTCACTATCCGGCGACAACTCCAGAAACTCGCAACATTCCAACAACGCAGGGTGATCCGCAGGAACTCCGGATGTCAGCATGCCAACAAATGCCCGGAATGTTTCGCCGACGCGCGCCGGGTCCGGACGGCTGTAGCCAGGGTAAACGGGACCAATAAAACTCCCAATCATTTCATGAGGTAAATCTGGCTTCGGAGGGATTTCAATAAGCGGACCCCACGTTTTAAATTCTTCAACGTTTTCCAGCATCATTACCCGCGGGCCAACATCCAGCGCCCAACGCAGAACAATCCAAGCAAGCCCACGAATCGCTTTTTCAACTGGTTTAGCCCCTTTCGCTTTGGAAAAGTGGCGGCAATCCGGGGAGAACCAGGCCAGTCCGACACGGCGGCCGGCAGTCGCAACCTTAGGGCGAACCTCATACACAGATTCGCAATAGTGCAACGTATCAGGGTGGTTCGTTGTGTGCATAGCAACGGCGTTGGGGTCATGGTTAATCGCAATATCAACGCTGCGCCCAATCGCCATCTCGATGCCCGTACTCGCCCCGCCGCCGCCGGCAAAGTTATCAACGATGATTTCGCTCTCTCTCACACGTATTTCTCCATGGCGCAGGCCAGCGAACGGGCCGCGGCGATAATTGACGGTACCGGCATTTTTTCGAGCCACATTCTGTTGATATGGTGCTGCAGTCGTTGCTTGTGGTGCGCCTGGAGAATCCCGGCGCTTTCAACTTGAGACAGAACCATTGCAACCTCGGCGGGCCAAACGGTTTCAGGAACATCCACCAGCAACAACTGCTCCAGCTCCAGAATTCGCTTACAGGCATATTCCAGTGAAGGATCCACTATTTCACCTCCTGCGGGGCGGCTATCGGTTTACCCGCAGAAATTACTTCTTGCACATCCAAAACACGCTGAAATACAGGGCTGCCAAGCAGGCTGTAATTCATCCCAACAGCAGCTTTCGGCACCAGGCCAAAACGCTTCATGTCAAAGTCGATGACAGCCCGATGATCGCGGAACAGCCCCAAACGACCATGCCGGACAACCTCGCCAGTCGCTTCTGCTTCGGAAAAATACCGCTGAACAGTAGCGCGGCTCAGTCCCAGTTTCTTCATTGCCTCGGCGGTCGTGAGGCGCCCCTGATGTCTGGTGATCCGAATCACTGCGCGGACGTACTCTCTGCGCTCAACTGCTGACAATGCTCTAGCCATACATACCTCACTTAACAACGCGCAAATGGCGCACGTTTTTGCGATAGCTGTCCCATTCAAAATTCACCCACATACCGCCATCCATCTGGAGACGGTCAAGAATCCGCATACCCAGTGTTTCCTTCAGCGATTCATAGTTCAGGTTGGTTAGGATGCCGACAGGTCGCATGGAGGACAGCCGGCGATCGATAACCTGATTCAGGATGACTTTTTCACCGCTGCTTCCGCGCTGAATACCCACCTCATCCAGAATAAGCAGGTCCACATGGCACAAATCGTCCAGCAATGACGCCTCTGACTGCCCGCCGTCATAGCACTCGCGAACACGTAGCATCAGGTCAGGAATAGTCACCACCAGCACAGAGCGGCCACCAGCCAGCAGGTGATTTCCGATTGCCGCCGCCAGATGGTTTTTCCCGGTGCCCGGCGCTCCGCTGAATACGAAACTCGCAAACCCAGAACCGAAATGCTGCGCGTAACTTTTCGCCATCGAGAGCGCCCGACGCTGGCCATCCGACTCAACCTGATAGTTAGCGAATGTGCAGCCGCGGTGCAGATCCTGAATTCCTGCACGTCCAAAGATTTTCTCTGCACGTGCGCGCTGGTTTTGTTTTTCCAGTTCCTCGCAATGCTTTCGCCCCTCCTCGGCTTGCCAGGCTCGCCATTCATCAACGCTGCCGAATTTTGGCTGAACGCCAGGGGGAATGAGTTTTTTCAGTCGCTCCAGTGCATTCCCGGTACCAACAATGTTTTTCATCGCTAACCCCTGAATCCCGCTGGGATGGTTTTGTCAGGTTCCGAAATCTGATTGGGATCTCGAGCTCCTGGCGCCTGCTGAATAGCCCACGGTTCGCTGAAATGCATACCAGGGCCAAAAAACGTTTTCGCCTGTTTCACGTACTGCGTGTTCAGGATTCCCTCGGCTTTAACGAAAGCCGCATAACGCTCCACACCTGCGACGATTTCCGCCGTAGTGGTTCCATCCCTGATTCGGGCATTCCAGGCTTTGAAGGCATCGGATTTGCTGTTACCCCCTGCCCGCTTGGGATAAACCGACCAGACCTGCTCGAACTCAGTCGGGTATATTTTTTGAGGTTCAGGTTTATCACCTTCGTCCTGGTTCTGATCGTCAGGGGGGGTGGCGGAGCCATGCCCCGAACTATCTTCCTCCTGATCCTGTTCCTGCTCCTGATCCTGTTCCTGGTTAAGGAACGGTTCGAGAACCCTTTCGGAACCCTTTAGTTTTGCGATACCAATGTGGGATATTGCCGAGGCTAAAACCCGCGCCAGCTCTGGCTTCACCGTAGATGTGTCCGGGACCTGATCAAACAAACGCAGTGCTGCAATTCCCTGGTTTGGGTTTTCAACTGAATTCCAGGTCAGAAAGTTGCGAATTAGCACCCATTTCGATGACGAATCACGCGTTGCGAAACCGTTAGCCGATAGCTCATCAAACCCTTTCGAAACCCTTTCAGGAGTCCAGGCTAAGTCTTCCGAAACATATCCATCAGGCAGCCTGAAGCATCCGATCATGTTCGTGTGTTGCCCGGTGAGCAGATACAGCGCCAGCAACCTGGCATCATCCGATACCCGGCGCATTCCATCGCTTATCCAAAATGATGTATGCACCTTGCCGTAATCACGCATAGAGACCCCGTTGTTGCTTAAACTGGTGTGTTTTCATCACCAAGCACCCACCGCAAAGCCGCTGCGTATTCGCCGCTGGCGGTTTGAAGTTGCTGGGTAATTTCCTTACGGGATTTAAGACGCGGCTTTGTGTCTCCGAGGACAGCGCGCTGGCGGCGAGCTTTCTCGTGACCAGTTACACCCTCAGCCGCTGCCTCTAACTGTTTGACCGTTTCCCGTTGCTTTTCCGGTGGCATATCGACCAGCTGACGCGCTTGAGTGACAGTGACTTTTCCAGCCTCAACCGCCGCCTGGACTGCCTGCGTAGCATCCAGTAGAGCCACGGTTGCCTGAACCGTTTTTACGCTGCAGCCAAAAAGCAGGGCAATGTCATTTTCGTCATGACCGTATTCCATCTGCTGAACCATTTTTTTGGCCCGGCCCAGTGGGGTATCTGGTTGCGTTATCTCGTTTTCGCTGACCATGTATTTGGCCATTTGAATTGCTGAGCCGCGCTTAGCTATACCGGGTACCGGCCAGGGTTCCAGCCCTGCCCGCTTTCTCCTGGCGTTTGCTTCCATAGCGTTCTTTACGCGCTGCCGACCTGCAACCACGCAGGTTTTCCCTGTCTCTGGGTCCTTCCACACGATAATCGGTTCGAGTACCCCAAGCTCCATGATGTTGAGGATCACAGCTTCATTAAGCGGTAGGTGTACTCGTTCGTCGTACAGCGGGTGTGTTGTATCGGTAACCAGATGCAAACTTTCCGGTTCGAAAAACAGAACATTGCTTTTGCCGCTGGCGCCATAAGCGTCGATAGAATTTTTAGCCATGGGCGCCCTCGTTATTGATATTCAGTTGGTTCGTGTTCATAATTTCCCCTGTGAATTGATCCAGTTAATTCGCAACGAAAGCCGTAGGTGTTGCAGCACCGCGGCTTTCACCTTTCTGAACTCCAGCATCACGTCACCCCCAGCATTGAAGTGACAATGGCCATCAGTGGCGCTGTTAACTCCGGATCTATCCGGAACATCTCGACTATTCCCTCGCTCAGTTCTTTCAACTTCTGATGGCGTGGTGCCCCCATAGCAACAGCAACCTTCGCTTCGCTGGTTTCTTTCTCCAGACGAGCCAGTCGGGACATAAAACTCTCTTCGGGCAATAGGCGGTGTCGGTATTCCAGAGGAAGAACGGCCATGATCGCCGGAGTAAGAAGGCGAACGTACTCGCGATAGCGCTCAGACTCGGCCGGGTTGTCCAGGTAGCGAAAAAGCTTCTGTCGGGCACGGCTGATGTCATCAGGAAACGCGATCTCCTCGCCGCCCTGCTGTCGCCATTCCTCGACGATGTACGCAGACACAACATCCTGACCTTCAGCCGCTGCCCAGGCGCGAACGGCGGAGCGAATGTTGTCGTGCTCTGCCACTATCGGCTGATATCGCTTTATCAGGGCGTCGGTGTTAACTCCGGTATTCTGTTGAAAGGAAAGTGCTTGCATGGTTATACCCTCTACTCCTGCGGCAAACCGTCGGTAGGGTTCGGGTACAAGTCGGGGCGCAACTCGTGGGGTGTTACACCTGTCATATTGAAAATGGGTAGAATGTGGTTGGGCGGGACTACTCCGTGGTCACGATTTTTCCAATGACTTACAGACATACTCGTCACGCCAAGCGCGAGACTGAGCTTTCGGGCTGAGCCAGCAGCTTTAATTGCTTTATCGAGTGCGGACATGTGCTTCTCCTGTTCATTAACAACAAAAAGTAAACCACAGATTTATACAATATGCAAACATATGATTTATTGCGCGTGCAAACCAAATATTTACAATGACTCTATGAGAAAAGAAGAACCCAACCTCGTTTTGGTAGAACGACTTACTGAGATCACTGATCGCGGCGTTACCAAAGCAGACATGGCACGCATAGCCGGAGTTACCCCTCAGGCCGTAAACGGCTGGTTCAAAAAAGGAGTAATTAGTAAGAAATCAGCGCTGGCTATAGCCGATGCGGTTGGTATTTCTGTTGCTTGGTTACTCGGTGAAGACGTTGATGAGAAAGACGGACTGAAGCCTGACGAACAGCGCTTACTGGAACTCTATCGCCAGTTGCCCGACGAAGAGCAAAAGAACATGCATCGCATTTTCGCAATTCGTCTAAAGGAACTGGATGAGTTATATGAAAAATATATGAATAGACGAGTCAAAAGTGACAATAGCTAGCGGATGTCAATGTAGATGTAAAAAAAGAAAGCCCCGTTTAAAAATTAAGTTGTGATTCTTTGCATTTTGTACTTCATCATCTGGTTCATATATGTCAGATTGATTTAACAAGAAAAAATATTTAGATTAGCTGCTGAACGTTTAAATTCATGGTGATGTAGGTTTCGTTTTTTGACATCACCTTTATGCTTTTTTAATGACACAGAATTATTGAGAAATTATTATGACAGAAAAAATACATAATGATTATTTCAAATGGTGGTGCGGGACAGTTATAGTAGGAGCAATCCCTATTTTCATAAGACTGATTGCGTATACATTGACGAACAAGAGTATTGAATTATTCAATATTACTGAATTGGTATGCTTCGGTTTTTCTATACAAATCTCCAGCATTTATTTCGGAATGGGAAAACCCAGCAAGTTAACTGAAAACAGATTAATACTAAACACCACTCTTTCTGTAGTTTTCGTTATGCTTTTCTCAATCATTTATATAATGAGCATAATGTCTCCTGAAACTTTAGAATCATCTACAACTAAAATTTTCCTGGCTATCACGTGCAGCATTTCTTTATATGTTGGACAAAATTCAGTCAAATGTGCTATTATCAATAGCTCAATACTGGTGGAGGAATGAAAGATGGACTTCGAATTTATTTCTCTAACTTTGCTTGCAGTAGTTGCACCTCTCGTGCTAGCCCTCATTTCAAATAGAAACCTTAAAGAATTAAAACAAAAGAAACTCGATTTCGAAAACACCAGAAATCTAAACAAACAAAACTTTGAAGCCAAAAAAGACAAGCTCAAATTTCGCTAAGTGGATAATGTATGTCGCTTAAAAACATTGTATACATTGATTACGAAAAAGTATATTCCTTAAGCTCTCAACTTTTCGAAGGTATTGTTCAATCTGCCATTGAACAACAAGAATCGACCTTATCTAATGTCGATGCTTTAGAAGTAAAGACTGAAAAAAAATCTAGCAGCTCAAGCGACACAAGTAAACTGTCAACAGTAGTTAATCCACATGATTACCATTACCTTAAATTTGAGAAAGAGTTGATTCGACTAGATTTACTTAGCTCGATATCTTCAGATGATTTTTCAGCTGATAAAATTCAATCAGGTTCTTTTATAAAAATAACTGCCAATATTGAAATTATCGATTTTAATAAATTAAAAAATACGGCAAAAGATTTTACCACGTTAGGGTATGCCATACATTATGTTAATAAACATGGAGAGATTGAGCAAATAGAAAATCTTCTTCTTGAGAAAAGTCTCACTCAAAATAAGAAAAAAGATTTAATGAATCTTAAAAATGAAATTTTAAAAGGAATTGAAAAGGATTCAGCGAAAGAGAAAAAGAAATTTTTTGATAACTTATCAAACGTATTAAGCTACGCTTATGGTGATGAATTAGAGATATCTCAAACAATTAATAACTACAAATTCACATCGTTTCTTATTCGTAATTTCTTCAAGCTTTCTCCAGAAATGCTTGTTAAATTATACTCACGGAAAACAAAGTCCCCATTTACTGTAGTTGGCATAATTACGCAAAGTCATACTGGTCAAAAAGGCGAAACAGAACGTGATGCTATCGATATAAGAAGCGCTGCATGGAATATGAATGATGCTATGGCAAATCTTGAGTCGACTTTTTGCATGCCGCATGAAAATGAGTACTTTATAGAGCCAATAGCTCTTTACACCGAAATTTAAACTCTCCAACCGGCCACTGTGCCGGTTTTTCACACCCTGACAACCACTTCGACAGCCAAGCCCCCACCCCAGCCTCTCCCTCTCCCTCTCCCTCTCCCTCTCCCTCTCCCTCTCCCACTCCCTAACTTTTTTGTAGGGATATTTGCCTACGCTTTGTCAACCATCATGCTAAATAAAGTCATATAAGTCACAGCTTTACAAACCAGCTAAACCCATCATTGACACAAGTATAAACCAGTGATTTAATTAATCTCACCAAAACGCACCACGAACCACCCAGGCATGGAGCCCACGAAGTAGCTGCCGGCGGCATACGAAACACCGGATGAGGTGGCGAGAGCAACGCGCAGTAGGTTTAAACGTTCCGCTGGCCGGCGACAAGGCAGAGGTTGAAATGAGTAAACAAGGCATCAGAGCCATGGTCATTTCGGCAGTAATTGGACTCTTCATCTGGATCGCGCTCTTCAGCGCACTGAGGGGATTGTTTCTATGAATGATTTCGCACGCAAACCCGCTCGTCAGCAGGCTGTTCGTTTAAGTCCGCTGTCAGCTTTCATCCGTCGGGTGTGCTACATGCTCGCGCAAAAAGGAGCCCCATCATGAGCACGATGTTTGCCCTGGTTCTCACCGTCAGCATGCTGACGGGCGGTAATCAGGATGTCCTGCTCGGCGTTTACGACACTGAGAATGACTGCAAGGTAGCTGCAGAAGAGCAACACGTGAAAGCTGAATGTTATCCGCTGAAAGGTGTACTGGACGAGCATCCGGCCGGGTTCACGGTGCAAATGTAGGGGGAAGAATGCAGAAGAAATGCGGTTACTGCCGTAAAGCAATCGAGGGAAAACCAGTGGTAAGCACCCTGTTGTACCTCCAGGGGAACCAGCTCGCACGGAAAGAAAAAGAGTATTGCTCAGAACGTTGCGCCTCTTACGACCAGATGGCGCACGAGGGCTAACGTAAACCCGCCGAAGCGGGCTGTACGTCCGGTGCCACCGACCAAAGTTACACCGGAAATTACCAAAACCAATGACCACCCTGAATGGGCGCTACCAATGGCCCGGGGGATTCTACATCCAAAATAGAGGCTATCACATGGAATATTTTTATCTGATAAAAGCGACTCAAAAATCGGGTAAAGCTGATGCCGTAATCTGGCGCACTAATAAATCAGAAGCCCGCGCTCTACTGCAGCTCGACGTCGATCTGGAAGACGCTGGGATCGAAACAGGCCGCGGCAAAGACTATCAAAAACCTATTCGCACCGATTTCCCGGTATTCAACGACCTGCCAGCGGAAGGTTTTCTCGATTACTCATGGTGCGAACGCTACCAGCTCGGCGACGATGGCCGCACCTGGGCTCTGAAGCCAGGCCAGGCGCCAGCGGATCATCACATCGATGATGCCGGGGTATCCGCTGAGGCCGTTACTGGAGAGCTGGTTGATGCCAATACTACTGGCGACGCGGCACAAGATGAGACCGTGGAAACTTTCGGTAGCGATGAATACCTAGACGATTCGAGCGCGCTTTTTAACGTGGCAGAACTCCCCTTTCGCGCTCAGCTGCTGGCGCAGTATATGGCCGAAGAACGCCACGTTTATCATATCAGCATGCCTCACCGGCAGGAGCTGTCAGTTCTGGAAATGGACACTGATAACGCAGCCGTCCAGGATCTGATTCTGGCCGCCGAGAATATCCCTGAAATCAAAAAATACGATATGCCGGCGCTCTGGAAATTCACCAGCGCCAATAAAAAAGTCTTCCCGGAAGGGAAACGGCATGAGCTCGGCAAACGTATTCAGTTTGCAAAGCTGTGGTTCGCCACGAACGCGATCGATCGCGGCATTCTCACCAGGGAATGGGCTGCCGGTAACTGCATTTCTTCGGTTTTGAAAACCGATGCAGGTACGAATGCTGGCGGCGGTAATAAAACCGATCGCAATCCTGACTACACCCATACCCTTGATACGCTCGATGTAGAAATAGCCCTGGCCACAATGCCAATGGATTTCGATATCTACATTTTCCCGGCATCAATTCACCGCCGGGCCAAAGAGATCGTCCAGAAGAAAGAAAGTCCGTTCAAGGAATGGTCTGCAGCGCTGCGCAAGGTCGCAGGCATCCTGGATTATTCCCGCGCAGCCATTTTTGCCCTTATTCGTGGCGCCACCAGCGATATTCATCATTTCCCGGTAAGTCTGCAGACCTATATCAATGCGAACCTGACCGAGCATAAGCATGACGCCCCCTCTGCTGAGACGCTTGAAAAAGCTGGTCATGTTTCATCTGCCGCCGTCACTCTGGACGCTGTGAAAAAGGCTATCGATGGAGATGAAGGTGTGCCTGACCTGGAAACTCTCCCAACTGACTTTCAGGTAATTGGCACCGAACTGGTGAAAGAAGCTCAAAAGAAACGTCCTGACGCTAATCAGGTTCTGGTCGCCGAACGCGGCGAATATGTTGAAGGGATTAGCGACCCTACAGATCAGAAGTGGGTAACCGAAGACCTGACCAAGCCCAAACAGCCTGAAGTTTCAAACATGGGCAATGGTGTTTTTTCGATTGATGGTCTGATGGATAGCCAGACATCACCAACACCAGCACTTTCTATCGTGGACCAGGCGCGCCAGCGCGCTGCAGAAGAAAAATTACATCCAGCTAATTCCGGGGAAACCACCAGCGATGTGCAGATGGAAACGGCTCAGCCGGTCGAAGACGAAAATGATAATGCGGTATCAGCAGGCGAAGGCGCTGATGAGCCTCCTGCGCAAACAATTGCCGTGAACATGAGCAAAATACTGACTGAACGCTGCCCGGATCTTACCGCCGAAGTGCTGAAAAGCCAGGTTTCAGAGAGTGCTCATAGCGATGAAGAGGAAGAGGCTGAACAAGCAGCGCCAGCATGGCCGGAGTATTTCGAGCCTGGTCGATATGAAGGCGTGCCAAATGAGGTCTACCACGCCGCTAACGGCATCAGCTCCACGATGGTTAAAGATGCCCGGGTATCGCTGATGTATTTCGAGGCGCGCCACGTATCCAAAACCATCCAGAAGGTGCGCTCTCCTGTTCTGGATATGGGCAATCTGGTGCATGCACTGGCGCTGCAGCCTGATCAGCTGGAAAAAGAATTCAGTATCGAGCCGGAAATCCCGGAAGGCGCCTTCACCACGACGGCGACGATCCGTGCATTTATCGACGAATACAACAACGGGCTTCCGGTTTTACTCAGCGCAGATGACATCAAAAGATTCCTGGAGGAATACAACGCGAACCTGCCCGCCCAGGTTCCCTTGGGTACATCAGTTGAAGAAAGCGGCCAGGGTTATATGTCTTTACCTGCTGAGTTCCAGCGCATTGAAGACGGTCAGAAGCGAACCGCCACCGCAATGAAGGCCTGCATCAAAGAATACAACGCCACCCTGCCCGCCCAGGTGAAAACCAGCGGTGGCCGCGATGTCTTACTGGAACAGCTGGCGCTTATTAATCCTGACATGGTTGCTCAGGAAGCACAGAAGGCGCAGCCGCTGAAAGTCTCTGGCACAAAGGCCGATCTGATTCAGGCCGTGAAATCGGTAAAACCGGATGCCGTGTTTGCCGACGAGCTGCTGGATGCATGGCGCGAGAATCCGGAAGCAAAAGTGCTGGTTACCCGCCAGCAGCTGGCTACGGCACTGGCCATTCAGAAAGCACTGTTGAATCACCCGACCGCTGGCAAGTTGTTGACGCACCCGGGCCGTGCCGTCGAGGTGAGCTATTTCGGCATTGATGAGGAAACCGGGCTGGAAGTTCGCGTGCGTCCTGACCTTGAGATAGACATGGGCGGCCTGCGCATCGGTGCGGACCTGAAAACCATCAGCATGTGGAACATCAAGCAGGAAGGCCTGCGCGCCAAATTGCACCGGGAAATCATCGAGCGCGATTACCACCTGAGCGCGGCTATGTACTGCGAAACCGCAGCCCTTGACCAGTTCTTCTGGATATTCGTCAACAAAGACGAGAACTACCACTGGATCGCCATCATCGAGGCATCCGGAGAACTGCTGGAACTCGGCATGCTGGAATATCGCAAAGCAATGCGTGCCATCGCGAACGGTTTCGACACTGGCGAATGGCCGGCGCCAATCACTGAGGATTACGCCGAAGAACTCAACGATTTTGATGTGCGCCGCCTCGAAGCGCTGCGCGTACAGGCATAAGGGGATATGACTATGGAAAACACAAACATCATCACATCTGAACAGCAAGTGCCAAACAATATATCTGCAAACAACTCCATTTTTAACGTTCAGGCACTGAGCCAGTTAACGGCGTTTGCAGAACTAATGTCTGCGGCCAGCATTGCGATCCCGGATCATCTCGCAGGCAAACCTGCCGACTGCATGGCAATCGTTATGCAGTCAATGCAATGGGGAATGAACCCTTACGCTGTCGCACAAAAAACGTTCTTTGTAGGTGGAAAAATCGGGTACGAAGCCCAGCTCATCAGCGCAATCCTCAGCAGTACGGGAGCCATCCGCGGGCGTTTTCATTATGAATACGAGGGTGACTGGTCTAAATGCACCCGCTCGAAAGAAGTTACAACTACAAAATCCGGAAGAAACGGCAATTACGAAAAGACAGAACGTATACGAGCCTGGAGTGATGAAGATGAAGAAGGCTTGTATGTGCGGGCTGGGGCGGTAATTAAAGGTGAAACTGAGATTACTTGGTGTGAACCCGTTTATCTTTCAAGCGTGGTAATTCGAAACTCGCCACTTTGGGCAACTAATCCTAAGCAGCAGATTGCTTATCTCGCGACAAAATACTGGTCTCGTATCTACTGCCCTGCCGCAATCATGGGTTTTCAGGATGCTGATGATCTTGCCTATCGCGAAGAGAAAGTTATCAATCCAGAGCCTGTTCAACGCATGAGTATGAAGGAAATCACCTCTGATGTTGAAACGACCACCAGCGCGCAAGAGCCTGCATCTAACGTCGACTCTGTTGCTGACGAACTCCGAGACCGGATTGATACAGCTGACTCAGTGGACCAGGCCAAAGCCATTCGTGCAGACATCGAATCACAGAAAGCTCTGCTGGGTACTGCTTTGTATACCGAACTGAAGAGTAAGGCGGTGAAACGCTACTACCTTGTTGATGCGAAGAACAAAGTTGAGGCCGCCATAAATTCACTCCCTAACCCGGGGGATCCGGAAGCAGAAGCATTATTCGCGAAGGCAGAAAGCACCTTGACCTCATCGCGCCGCCACCTCGGTGATGAACTGTATGACCAGTTCCGCATCACCCTGGACGACATGAAACCGGAATACGTGGGCTAACCAGATCGGGAGAGGAAACTCTCCCGATAAAGGAATGTATATGCGATTGATTAACCGAAGCAGACACTCCCCTCTGGGCCGCCAGGCGTGCGATGCCGCGCTGGCAAAACACGTTGAGCTTTATGGCGCTTACGGGCGACAGAAAACGAAGAGAACTTATACGGTGGTGGTTCAAGGCTCAAAGATCACTGTAGAAGTTGTTAACAGAAAAAGTAGCTATGTGGCCACAGCCATGAGCTGCGCGCGCCGGCTACACCATCTGCCTGGACAATGTAACTAAGGGGTTTTTATGACTAATACATCTCATAAATCAGATGAAATTTTGATAACCGATGACGTTCTGTCCAGATACAAAATATCGCGCAGCACACTCTATTTCTGGAGCACCCCATCCCGGATGCCCTCTTACTTTGCTCAGCCATTCCCGCAGCCTAAAATAAATGGCAGCCCTAAAAGGTGGAGACTTTCAGACTTGCTGGCCTGGGAAGATAACGTGGGGATCAAACCAGAGGCTGACCAACCAGCTTCTCAAGGTGATCCTGCCAAACAGCAAGCCAGTGACGCTGATCATCCAGATAATCATGCAGGTTATAACGTGCCATGA